TTAAATCTCAACATAATAGTAATCACTCATCCACAACCTTCCCTGGCAAGCGCAATCAACAACAGAATGTACTTTATTTTTTTGTTCTATTGTCTCAACTCCCTCAACAATCACGAAATTGCAGTATGATTTTATTTTATTTATTATTTTAAAGAATTCGCTCTCACTCTGTATTCCCCAGAAGTAATCTTTATCAATTTTTATACATTCAAAATTAAACATATCTATAACTGTTAAGCTTGTTAAGCCACTCCCAAAATCATCCAGCCATACTGGACACAATTTTGAAAGACACTTTAAGTCAACCATACAGCATTTAGTATTGAATTCATGAAAATGCTCGTTAATCTCAAAAGCAATGTTTTTTTGGTTTTTTAAGTAATCACCAATATATTTATCGTTCAAAATACAATCGCTAATAAGACTGTCAACATTCAACGAAACTGGCTTGAACTTCAATTCTGATGCGTCAAGCTTTTCAATTGTCAATATCTGTTTCTTAAACACATCGATTTTTTCTTTATCGCTTAATGAAGTGAAACAAAAACCACTTTCATTAGCAAGATAATCATTGCAGTCCTTTTTTTTAACATTTTTCGTGAGAATTTCCCAAGAATGAATAGAACCATCTTTTTTAAAAGATGGTTCTAAAACAAATCTACAGGAATCTATTTCCATATTGTTCTTTATCATTAAAAAAACACCGGAACTAGGAATAATCCTAATCGTGTCATATTTAGAAATCAAAGGAAAATAGTTTAAAATGATCGATAACGATCGAACAATAGACGAAACCTATCACACTTCTTAAATTGATCGATTATTCAAATCAAATGACTTAAAAGGGAAAAAAAAGAAACATGATTTCAATATAAATTTGAATAAAATCATATTGTTATGGAATGACAATACATTAGTGGCATGTATCAAACGTTAGTTGAGAGGGGTCTGTGGTTCCGAGGAAATTTATCCGTATTGGCAATGCCGATAATAAACCGTCTTAAAAATTTATATGTATAAAATCATGAGAAAAGAAATCATTTCATCTTCAATTATTCGGCATGCAATATCCATTCTTCCCGTTACGTTTAACTTCATATAGCATTTCATCAGCCTCTTTGATCCACTCGATGATTGATTCTTTATTTTCTGCACAAGAAATACCGATGCTGACAGTACAGTAAATATCGTTGTGAGAAGGTAATGAAAGATCTTTTATTTTTTTCTGAATTATATGAACCATAGCTATAACAAGCTTGCTATTACTATTATTAACAATAATAGCCAATTCATCGCCACCAAATCTTGCTGGTACGTCCTTCTCGCCAGCACACTCTCGTAATATTGTTGATATACGAGATAACACCGCATCACCTACTTCATGGCCATAGGTATCATTAATTTTTTTAAAATTATCAACATCAATGAGCATAAGATAAGAATGAATTCTCTTTTTACGCGTTGCACGAAAAGCACTTTCCATTTTTTGCTCAAAAAAACGGCGATTTGGTAGATCTAAGCCAGGATCCATCAGAGCCTGTTTTTCCAGTAACTCCCTTCTTTTCCTCAACTTTATAGATAAGTGCCTTGAAACAATACTCAGTACTATGGGATAACAGGTCGCCAAGGGTAAAGAAAGCAATACCGTTCGGGTACTGAATTCTATCGTATATCTGAAATCATTTACTAACCAAACTGTCAGGAAACTAATCATCATCCACATTAATGCTGGTTTTAAAATTTTCCATCCACCAGCAGCATAGCGATCAGCTATTTGAACTGAGATTATGAATAATGATGGAATTGGACTAACTTGCATTACGGCTATCCAGATTCCAGCCCAGAATGAATCAAGTATCATATTCTTCTTTTCAGTACTCAGCATATCCTTCGACATCATGCTTGCAAGATAAGCAACCGATGGCCAGATGAGTGCATTCAGAATTAACAAGGCTGTTGTTATTTTTTGATGTGACTGTTCCTGGAGGACTGAATATATAGGAAGAAAGCAAAGAACGACACCAATCTGACGTAAAAAATATACTCGCTTAATGAACGATGAATTTCTATCAGATATGTATTTTTCATCCGGGAAATTTGTTAACATAGAAAGCCTATTATAAATCACTAAGAGCCGCCATCACTTTAACCCACTAAATAACAAGATAAAACCGCCCTGCATTACAAAGTTATAACACGGATGTGAAAATTACAAGATTGCACTTCAATTAATGATAAACGTATCAATAATAACATTTGGTATCCATTTCTTTGAATCCATCCACACGATTTATATCTGATACGTAGTAATACTTTAGGGTTATATTCTTAAAAATGAATTTCCAGTGGAGTTTAGAGCTACTGCATTATTAATTTTGGTAGGCTATTAAAAAATAACACAACATCTGACCAGTAAAACTTTACTTGAACTTACTTATCGTTTACTGCAAATTGTTCTGTGATGTACACAGCAATTAATGTCGTTTCAGTTGCCCCCGGCAAGTGCCTCCGGGGGATTTTTTATGTTCCTCAACTTTCTAGTGCGTCAACTCGCCTAATCAAATCCTGTACCACGGTCACCAAATCGGCAATGATTGCCGTGTAATCCACATTCATCACCCTGAATTTTTCACCATCGATCTCCTGCTCGATGCCGGGGAAGGTATACAAGTCGTCAACTTTTTCAGCCTGCTGGGCGATAAAGCCACGCCTCCGGCGCGTTTCGCCTTTCATATTGAACTCGCATACTCCCAGCGAGTTAATGCGCCTGGAGGCCCCTTCTTGAGGCTCCATGAACGCCTCTTTCAGCCGGACATCTGAGCCGGTGGTCAGGACGTCACCCTTACCGGTGGAGATCGTGCCGCCAGCCCGGAAAATCCATGCATCGGTTCGCCCGAATCCGTCAGCGTACAGAACAAGTCGGTGTTCGGTGCCTACCTGCTCCTCCATGTACATTTGGACGTAAGCGCCATCCACATCACCATACGCTCCTCGCCCTGCCATCAATGAGCGTACCGGACTGGAGGTCAGTTGCGTTCCGATGGCTGGGTTGGCTGGCATGGTCGATGATGCTGTGATCCTCCCGTCCGTTACCCAAAAACTTTGTACCTGCGCGTTCAGGCGGTTCTGCCTGTCGTGGATAAGGCGAGCGGTATAATCCGCACTGCTGCCGTTGTAGTGGAAGTCAATGTAAGGCGTGCTCATTGACAGCTCGATCGCCTGCGTCAGAACCTTCCCCTTTGACGTGTTATCGATGTTGCCGCCAGCTGATAACCCACCGGGCAAAGTCGTCTGGTTATCGGTCCCAATAACGAGGATGTCATCAAAGGTATCTGACGGTGACACAGTGGTCGCTCTTGAACGCTGAACTCTGAACGGTGTTCCCGAGCCAACGGCAATTGTCCCGCCTTGCCCCTGTTTTTTGAGCAGAGCCAGATCTGAGTTCTTACCGAGAATAAAACCGGCATTATCGCTGGTTATAACCTGAGAGCCGTCGAGTTTGTTTCCTCCGGTGAGTTTTGCCAGCGCGTTAAGATCCGATGCCTTCGCCATCCCGCCTATCGCCGGCACGGTTACCTGCTTTCCTGTGATCGGGTCAGTCAGGGTGATATTGCCGCTGCCGGTCAGGGCCATCGACCAGCCCTCCACCACACTACGCCAGAATGCAAATGCGCTGGCCAGCTGGTTAGCAAACGACGAGGTACTGGCGGTTTCAGCGGTAATAATGCCGTAACTGGCGCCGGAAAATGCGGTGGTGATATTCCGGGTCAGCGTCAGCTGCGTGTCACTGTCCACGGATTTGATCGCATACAGGTCAGCACTACCGCTGCGGTAGACCACCAGAATCGACCCGGGCAGTATCCCCAGCGCCACCTGTGACCATTTTGTTGTCGCACCTGTCACCCGTGCCTGCGACGCTGCACCCGTGACGGTGCCGACTTCATACATCGCCATAATAAAGTTGCTCCTGGATGGTTTTCCCTGGAAAAAGAAAAGGCCCCTGGTGGGGCCTCTGTTAGCTAAATGAACTGCTGTCCGTTCGGAAGGCGGTTGCGGTGATGTTCTCGACTGTGCAGGTGTAATCAATCGCGGCAGTACGACCTGACGCTCTGATAAAGAAGCCGACATTGTTGTAGTCAGCATCCAGGCGCGCGGCAAACCGCAATTCAAAGGCCGTGGTGCCGCCTGTGATATTACCGGCATCGACGAAGATACGGCGGGTTACCTCCTGCCCACCAATGTTGAACGTAATATCAGAGGTATACCCCAGGCCACTGCCCGTCCCATAGGTCTGGCACACCAGGGTGCAGGCCAGAACCACTGTCATGCTATACCCCCTGTTCTGATACGCACCGTTCCGCTGTACCGTCTGGTTGCGGCGGAAAGTCAGGCTGTCGTAACTTTTGGCCACCGCAATGTCACCAATGAACGAATCCGCCTGGACAGTGCCACGGAACACGCCGCTATTCGCTTCAACCCTGCCACGGACGATCACGTTATTGAACTGCGAAGAGCCATCCTTGGCGATACGCCAGCCTTGCGAGCCATCAACAAAGTTATTCGAGCGGATCTCGTTACCGATCTTCGCGTTCGTAATGGAACCGTCCGCGATTTTGGCAGAGGTCAGGGAACTGTTTTTGATACGTGCCGTATCGATATACAGCTCATTGCCTTCGGCAACCATCACCGGAACAGCCGTCGCATTATTACGGTTAAACAGCGAGAAGCGGTCAGCGTAGAGGATCATATCGCTCGTTTCACCATTGCTGCCCAGCGTAATCCCCGCGCCAACATTCTTCCCGTTAACCGTCTCAACCTTCATCGACCACAGCGAACTCACCGTACCATTCACATCCGCCACGGTTTTGGCGGTGTTCTGAACGGAAGCGCTGAGATCCCCGACACTGGATGTCAGGGTCGTCTGCTGCGTTGCCAGCGCCTCCAGTGCCGTTGCATGCGTCTGCTGGGTACTGGTGATACTGGCCACCGATTTAATCGTGTTGTCCAGCGTCGTCTGGTTTTTGATGTTGGCGGCCGCCTGCGCGTCAATCTGCGACTGAAGCGAGGTATTCAGGCTGGCCTGTGTGCTATGGCTGTCGCTTAGCGTCTTCGCCATGTTATCGACGCGGGAGTTGGCATTATCCACTTTCGTGGCCAGTGCCGTCTGCTGCTGCGCCTGGGCGGTGATTTTCCCTTCAGCATCCGTTACGCGAGCCGTCAGACCGCTCACGGCACTCGCCGTCGCGTCAGAGGCATCCTGTGCAGCTTTCGCATCGGTAACATCCGTGATAACCAGATCGTCGATATACAGCGAATAACCGGGGGTGCCGCTGCCGGAGGCGCCACGGGTAGAGATCCAGACCACTGCGCGTGTTCTCCCACCCCCGTTGTTACTGGCAATACCCGTAAATTTCACCCACTTATCACGCGCACCAAGAGCGGCTTCACTGACAGTGACCGCCGACTGCCAGGAGTTTTGACCGGCAGCATTCAGTGAGTTAATGCCGACCAGCGTTGTCCACCCGGAGGATGGCGCCTGATCCGCCGGCATCATAGCCCAGAACTCAAACCGGAACTTCGCATCCTCACGGACTGACTGCCAGCTCCCAAGCTGTTTATCGCTGTTGCCGTTATTGTTCGCTCCTCGACTCACCTGCAGGCTCTTATTGCCGGTGAATTTCTGAGACGCCACCACAACGGCTGTGCCGTTCCCGCCCAGCACCTGGCCATCGCTGTAGCTTTCAAACGTACCGTCAACCCACGGATTAGCTCCCTGAGTGCGGATGGTATTGATGGTGCTGGTCAGCGACGTGATGCTCTGCGACTGGCTGGTGATGGTGTTTTCCACCTGGCTTACGCGACCGGTCAGTGAACTCACCGCGGACATGTCAGCCTTTTTACCCAGCTCAGTATTCATCGTGGTCAGGCTGTTCTGCAGACTGGTGAGCTGCTGCGACTGCGAATCCAGTTTACCCTCGGCAGACGTCATCCGGGTGGTCAACCCGGTGACAGCGCTTTGCTCGGCCTTCTTACTGACCGCCGCATTCGTGACGGCCAGATCGCCGCTGAGTTTCGTCAGCTGCTGCGCCTGGGTGGTGATAGCACCTTCAGCAGCGGTGACGCGGGTATTCATCTGAGAAATGGCCCCGGCATTAGCTGCGATATCCTTTTCATCCGTAACATCGAGGACATGGAAATCATCGAAATACATTGCCCCCGCGCTGAGGAAGGTCGTCAGCTGGAAACTGGCCGTCGTGGTCTTCGTGGCTTTCCAGTCAAACGTTACCAGTTGCCAGCCAGAACTAAACGGTCCGTAGTTTGAGCCGACCAGCAGGCCAGTGCTGTCGGCCACACGAAACTTCGTGTTACCCGCATCTTTAATCGTGGTTCCCGGGTCCTGCTTCGCCCATACCCCCATGCGGTAGGTACGACCCTGCGTGATACTGATTTCCTGCCCGACCAGGTTCGACTGGCCGGCGGACATTTTCAGCGCCTTGTTACCCGAATGCGGAACCTGTAAATCGGCCACCGTCGCGGTACTGCTCCAGCCGGTAAAGCCCGCCGCGCCGCGCTCAAAACTGCCGTTGACAATGAGGTTGCCCGGCATTTTCCCGCTGGCGTCAATATCCGCTGCCGTCTGGCTCAGGCTGTTACTCAGTTGCGTTAGAGAATCCCCTTGCGCACTGAGTGTTTTGCCCTGCTCAGTGACCTGGTTCTGCAGGGTGTTCATCGCGCTTGCGTCCGCTTTTTTGTTCACATTCGCATTCGTCGTGGCCAGATCGCTGCTGAGTTTTGTCAGCGCGCTGTTGGCTGCCGCGATGTCATTCCCCTGCTGCGTCACCGTGCCCTGCAGCTGCGTCACCGCTGTCGTGTCAGCCTTTTTACTCACCGTATCGTTTGTCGACCGGAGGCTGTTCTCCAGCGAGGTGGTCCGCGTGCCGATGCTGCTGAGCGTATCGCCCTGCTGGCTAACCGTGGTGGTCAGTGAATCCACCGCTTTTGCGGTCGCATCTGCAGTTTTCTGCGCACTGTTCGCCGCCGTCACGTTACGCATATGCCAGTCGGCAGCGTACCAGACAGTGCCGAACGGGCTGCTGTGATTAACCTGCAGGAACGGTCGCAGGAAGTTCGTGTCTGCCGGCACAGTAAAGCGCCAGGTGGCTCGTTTCCACGCGGTGGTGGTCCTGGTGTTTCCCCCGGACGCTCTCGCCCCAATACCACCAGTAGCAGTGGTGGCCCGACCGATGTAGAAATTAAAGTCAGCGCTGCCGGTACCACACGCTACCAGAGCAGACATTTCGTAAACGTCGCCCGGCGTCACAGCGATGTTGTTGATTTTTGGCACATGGTCTCGCCCGGCCAGCCGGACGGCATACCTGAACGGGCAGTCAGCCGGCACACCTGCAGCAGTGGTCTCCACCACGTCATAACCCATGCGGTCATACGCCGGATCAAATGACGGGTTTGGGATGTAATCATCCCCGGCAGCATTCCCGGCGTTCACCGCCGCCGTCAGGCTGACGATGTTGCTGTTGGCTGCCGTGAGGCCTGCCTCGGTTTTCTCCACCCGGCCAGTCAGCGCGTTAAGCGCCGTCTGATCCGCTTTGGTGTTGACCTTATCGGTGGTGCTGCTCAAATCGCCCTGCAGCTTCGTGATAGCCTGCCCCTGGGAGGTGATTTTGCCTTCCGCACTGGTGACCCGGCTGGTGAGATCACTCACCGACTGCGCGCTGGCCTTTTGTGCCACGTTGTTGTTGGTGGTGTTCAGGCTGTTCTGCAGATTCGTGATGATCTGAGACTGCGCGGTCAGTTGCCCCTCGGCATTCGTCACCCGACTGGTGAGGCTGTTAATGGCCGATGTGTTCGCGGTAATACCGCTGGCCGCATCATCCGGACTCGGTGACCAGTCAGTCATCACGGTCCCGGTTTCCAGCTGAGGGCGACAGAGCCAGACTTCTTTGTCGGCAGACGTCGCGCTTTCCAGACGCGCGGCAATCAGCCGTTTGGTGCCACTGGTGGCAGGAATAACCCATTTCACCCAGTAACGCGCCCATGCGGTGGTCAGTTTCGTGACCGCCTTGCCGTCACCGGCCCCGCCTTTAACCCCCTGGCTGGTTTCCGTGGTGGTAGTGTTCGACGGGTTATAGAAATAACTCGCCATTTCCTGTCCGTTATAGGCACCTTTCGCATAGAAGCTGAATACAAATTCAGTACGCCCGGTAACATCCAGCGTCTGTTCATCCAGCTGGATATAACCGGATGCACCTTTCGCCAGCCGGGTGTAGGCCACGCGGTCGCCCAGATACGTCTCTGTGGCGTGGCGGCTGCTCCATCCCTCCAGTGTGTCCGCATTGCGGATAAGGTTGGTCCCGCCAACGGCCAGGGAGGAAAAGTTGTTTTCCAGGTTCGTCAGCGCGCTGCTTTGCGTGGTCAGATCCCTGCCATGCTGTTCAACGGTGTTCTGCAGGCTCTGCAGCGCCGTTGCATCAGCCTTCTTCGCCACATTGCTGTTAGTCGTGTTCAGGCTGTTCTGCAGGTTGGTCAGGCTGTCTCCCTGCGATTTCAGGCTGCCTTCGGTAGCCGTCACGCGGGTCGTCAGATTCGTCAGCGCGCTGGCATCGGCCTTGCCGCTGATATCCTTACCAAGTTGCGTCACATCCGACTGCAGCTTCGTGATCGCGCTGCCCTGAGACGTAATATTCTTCCCGTTCTGCGTGACTGACGCGGACAGACTGGAAAGCGCCTGCGCATTCGCATCGGCGGCATCGAGCGCCGCTTTCGCATCGGTCACGTCAGTGATGATCAGATCATCAATCAGGAAGGCGTCACCCAGGCGAACTTTTGGTGTATTCGGGATGGAGATCCTCACCATTGCCTGTTTCAGTGCGGTTCGGTTGTTGGTCAGATAGCCACTGACCTTTGTCCAGTTGTCCACCGACAACTCGGAGACTTTCACGTTCAGGCCAGGCCACGACCAGCCATTGGCAGAATCCTGGAAGGAAAATCCGAGCACCATATAAACGGTCGGATCGGCGGTCGAGCCAGCCGGCAACTTAACCCACGCCTCCACGTAATAGACCGCATTATCGCGAACCTGCATACCAGAAAAGATATGGGTATCGTTATTATCCGTCGCGTTCGGGTTGTACTCCGTACTGCGCGTAACACGCAGGCTTTTGGTCCCGCTGTGCGCAGCTTCACTGGTGATAACAGCGCGGGCATTACTGAGAACATCGCCGACGGCATAGGATTCAAAACTGCCGTCCGGCAGTACATTGGCTCCCCGTGTTGCCTGCTGCTTCAGCGATGTATTCAGGCTGGTCAGGCTGTCGGCCTGGCTACGGATATCCTTTTCAGTCTGGGTAACCCGGTTGGTCAGTGAACTGACCGCCGACGCATCAGCCTTCTTCGCCACATCGCCTTTGACCCCTTCCAGCGCGTTATTCAGCGCCGTGATGGATTGCCCCTGTGATGTCAGGGTGTTCCCCTGGTTCGTCACCGTCCCGGTCAGAGACGAAACAGCATCGCTGGTCGCCTTGATGTTGGTTTCATCGGTGATATCAAACACCCGGACGGAATCGAGCCAGATTTCGCCGTTTGTCGGATGAGAATAAAGTTTGAAGTTCTGCCCGTCCGCGCCGGCAGCCGTCAATCCGGTTTCCCAGGTGATGGTTTGCCAGTCAGTGGTCAGCGTGACCGTTTTATCCTCATACGTACTGTCCGTCTGGCCGATTTTGTTCTGGCGACGGATCAGCAGACTCATCGCGCCGGAAACACCTTTGGCCTTCACCACCACGCGGTACTTGCGCTGGCCATTCAGCGGCACCGGCTTGTTGTTGTTGGAGAAGATCCCCGGACTGGTGTTAGTCGTCCGGTTCAGCCGGACCCCCGCTTTCCCGTCCCCGAAATCGCCAAAGGTCACACCGGCTGGATACTGAATATTCCAGGCAGTGCTGCCCTGTAGAAAATCAAAGTTCGGGATCAGGTTGTCGCCAGCGTTGCGGGTGGCCGTCAGCACATTCGCCAGATTTGTCAGCTGCTGGCTCTGTGTGGTCAGTTTCCCTTCCGCCTCTGTTACCCGGTTATCGACCGAAGTCAGTGCCGTTGCATCGGCCTTCTTCGACACATTGCTGTTGGTCGTGTTCAGGCTGTTCTGCAGGTTCGTCAGCTGCTGGCTTTGCGAGGTGATAGCCCCTTCCGCTGTGCTGACCCGGCTCGTCAGTCCGGTAACGGCGCCGGCGGTGGCATCGATGTCCACCCGGTCGGTAACGTCAGTGACGTAAAAATCATCGAAGTAGCGGCTGCCGCTAATCAGATAGTTGCTCAGCGTCACCGGCAGGCTGGCTGTCTCCGTCGCTTTCCAGCGACCGGAAACCAGGGTCCAGTTTGTCCCCACCGTGCCGCTGTTGTACGGACGCTCAAAGACCGGCTGGCCGGCAGAGTTACCGATCCGCAACTTGTTGTTCCCCGCGCCATTATCCGTCGTCGCTCCGGGTTCCTTGACCCACACCCCGATTTCATAGGTTCGCCCCTGAACAAACGGGATGTATTGCCCCGGAGACACGCTCCCCGGATCAACCTTCAGCGCCCGCGTCCCGCTGTGAGGAGCGGAAACCTCCACCACACTGGTCGCGGTTGACCGCCCGGTATAACCATCCAGCCCGCGTTCAAATGATGGATTCACGACCAGGTTACCCGGTATCTGACCGCTGGCATCGATATCTGCCGCAACCTGCGAGAGACTGTTCGACAGATTCGTCAGCGAATTGCTCTGGCTCTCCAGCGTTTTACCCTGCTGCGTCACTTTCGTGTCGAGCGTGGCCAGCGCAGTCGCATCGGCTTTCTGCGCCAGCGCTTTATCGGTATTCGCCAGATTTCCGGTCAGTTTCGTGATGGCGCTGTTCGCAGCAGTCAGATCGTTGCCCAGCTGTGTGACGGTATTGGTCAAATCCTGCACCGCTGTCGCATCAGCCTTTTTGGCCACTGCGGCATTGGTGGTTGCCAGCCCGTTTTCCAGCTGGGTTGTCCGGTTGCCGGTCGAGGTCAGCAGATTACCCTGTTGCGTCACGGTGGTGGTCAGCGAGTCAACCGCCGCCGCCGTGGCATCCGCAGTATCCTGAACCTTTTGCGCCGCTGTCACATTTCGCATATGCCAGTCCGTAACGAACCATACGGTGCCATACGGGCTGTTCTGCGAGATCTGCAGAAACGGGCGGATATAACCCCTGTCTACCATCGCCTGCGTGACCTTGAAGCGCCAGGTGGTTCTCTGCCAGGTCGCGGAAGGTGATTTTCCGCCCCCCGCCATGAGTGGCGCACCGGTGCTCGTATCTGGCCGAACGGCGGTGCCAACATACAGATTAAAATTCGCCGTGCCGGCGCCGCAGGCAACCAGTGCGCTGATCTCAATCACATCGTTAAGCGTGGCCGGGAACGCGGCAAAGTTAGGATGGTGATCCCGGCTGGCAATTCTGGCCGCATAACCATACGGGCAGCCAGGAGGGACCTCCTCAGCCGTCGTGGATACGACGCTAAACCCCATCTGGTCGTAAGCCGGGTCCAAATGTCGGGTTGGGAATTAAATCTCCGCCTGATGCGTTTCCGGCCCGTACAGCGGATTTCAGCGAGGTAATGTTGGCGTTAGCAGCCGTCAGCCCGGATTCCGTCTTCTCCACTCGTCCGGTTAGCGAGTTCATCGCCGTCTGATCCGCTTTGCTGGCCACGTTCGCGTCTGTCTGCGTCAGCGCATTCCGGAGTTGGGTGATGCTCTGCGAATTGCTGACCACCTCGTTGCCAATCTGGCTGACATTCGAGCTGAGCACGCCGGCTGCGTTTGCCAGCGCGGAAACCCCGAGACCGGAGTACATCTCAGCAACCTTGTCTGACAGCTTCAGGCCCAGGTTGATATACGCCTGGCCGGTCCACTGATTCACCAGAAACTCAACGGTGTTCCAGCCGACTTTCAGTTCAAAACTGACGGTATTCCAGCTGGCGTTACCCCAGGCGACCTGAACCCCATTCACAAATATGGCGCCGGTATCATCAAAAACCCTGGCGCCGGGCGCCAGTGTGATGGTGGTATCTGCGGCCACTTTCACCTGGCAGGAATACAGCGCGATCAGATAGCTGCCGGCGGACGTAAAGTCCAGTTTGGCCGCGTCGGCCACCTCATCCACTACCGTTGGTGCCACAGCGCGAACATCGCTGAATGACGGGACTGTCCCGGCGTTAGCCAGCTGCACCGGATAGATCCGACGGGACCAGCGATTCGGCTGGCCATTGACCAGTTGATTCGACAGGCTGGTGATGCTGTCAGTATTGCTGCGAATATCCCGCCCGTTTTGCTCTACCTGCTGCGTTAAGGCAGTGACCGCAGCCGCTTCGGCTTTCTTCGCCAGCGCGGCATTTGTCGTGCCCAAATCGCTCGTCAGTTTCGTGATGGACTGACCCTGGCTGGTTATCCTGTCGCCCTGCTGGGTAACAACAGACTGCAGCCCGCTCAGTGCTTCATTCGTACCAGCCAGGCCCGTTTCCGTCTGGCCAACCCGGTTAGTGAGCGATGTTAACGCGGCGCCCTGCGAAGTCAGCGTGGCGCCCTGTTGCTCAACTTTCTGCGTCAGGGACGTCAGCGCGGCCGCATCGGCTTTTTTCCCGAGGCTGGTTTCCAGGCCACCGATACGGCTCGCCTGCGCGCTCTGCTCTGTCGTCAGAGAACTCAGTTCACCAGAAACAGCAGCTTTGTTGTCGTTAAACTGCGTCTGCAGGGACTCTCTGGCCTTAACTTCCGCCGAGATGGCGGTAACGCGCGCGGTTTTTTCCTGGTACAGCAGCCCGGAGGTGACTTTCTCCAGATCGCTCCCATCATAGGAGCCACGCATCTGCGCCGCCAGCGTGCTGCGTGCCTGCGCTTCGGCGGTCAGCGCGTTACTCAGCGTACTGCGCACATCCTGCAAAGCCGCCGTACTGGCGCCGGGTGCTGGCCGGCCAACGGCGATCCAGTCGAATTCGATAAAGTTGCTGGCATCCTGCTGGTTCGTCAGGTCCAGGCGAATACGATCAATGTTCCCTGTCCACGGAATATCACGCACCGTCAGGGTTGCCACCCCATCGGCATACTCCGGCTCAGCAACAATGTATCGCTTCGTGTTATTGAAGTTTTCGCCGGCAGACACCCAGCGGATCTCACCCGCCCAAACTGGTTTGCCGGTTTTACGAAAGCGCAGCATGATGAAACGGTACGCCGCACCATCGACAGCCAGCCCGCCAGGAGAGGTAATGTACGGATCGGTGGCGCTGTCCGCCGGGCGTAACCAGCCATCCTGTGACACACCCGGTACGCCGGCGCTGCCGGTCCAGCCCTCGGTCGTCTGATTGTTGAAATGCCAGATAACCTGCGAATCGAACTGGATATTAGCGCCGGCTGCGAGGCTGGACATTTCCCGCGCCAGATTTTCATCGGCAGTCTTCATCACCTGAGTCAGGCTCTCGATACTCGCCTCAATCCCCTGCGTTGCCGCCAGCAGTTCATCAGCGGCCTGTGACGCCTTCGCGTTAACATCGGCGATACGATCCGCGGTCTCCTGCTTCACCGCATTGGTCAGCGTGGTGTTGACCTGAGACAGCGACTGCTTCAGGCCATTTTCGGCAGTCTTTATCTGCGCATTCAATGCGGCATCGCCGTCGGCCAGCGTTTTGCTGACCCTGGCAATCTCCAGGTCGATGGTGGCGTTGATTTCCGCAGCCGTATCGGTGACTGACTGTCTTACCTGGGTGATGCTGTCGGTCAGCGACTTGTTCACAGTTGCGATCAGCTTGTTCGCATCTGCGACGGCGGATTTTGCCTCCTGAACGCCTTTGTTTGCCTGAGCCAGACCAGAATCGAGAGCCTCATTGACAGAGGTTATCTCATCCGTGATGGTTTTATTCACGGCGGAGATCTTCCCGTCAACATCAGCAGTGATGCTTTTCGCCGATGCTTCAATATCCTGGCTGACCTGCTTCGCCTGGTCTTCGGCTTCCTTACGCAAAGCTTCAGCGGTCTGCTCCAGTTCCTGCTGCGTATTGCGGATACCTTCCTGCGTTTCGCTAATGGTGCGCTGCGTTTCCTCCCAGGCAGCCGTATCCTTGATCGCGTCGGTCAGGTTTTCGTAGTAGTCATCAAAGTTATCGCTGGCCATCCCCTGGACCCAGCCGGTCCACGGGCTTTCATTGCCAAGACGATCCACAAGGCGCGCCCGGTACCAGAATTCTGCGCCCATACTGAGGCCCATCTGCTGATAGCTTTTCCCCGGATAGGCCACGTCTGATAACGGCATTGGCGCACTGCCGTCCTGGTTTTTGCTGTACTGCAGTTCCGTGCGCAGCGTATCCCCGGAGCCGGTCGGGAACTCCCAGCTAACCTGGACTCCATGAACCAGCGAACGGGTTGCCAGCGCCAGCGGTGCCAGCGGCTCGCCGACCTTGCCGGTCAGGGTTTTCTCTTCGGAATACGCCCAGCCGCTCGAGATCTCCGCCGCATTGATCGCGCGGACGCGAACCAGGTAACGACCGGCATAAATGCCGCTGACCTCAAACGAGGTGGTCGAGCTGCGCGGCACATTAATCCAGTTCCCGTCGTTACGGCGCCACTGCGCCTCGTAGGCAATAGCGCCGCTGACCGCTGACCAGTTAACCTGCATCGTTTCGACGCTGATCCCCTGATTCACGACCGAGCGGGATGTGATGACAATATCGTCAGGAGGTGACTGGTTGCCCGCCGGCAATACGCTAACCGGGCGCTGGTCGATAATAGCGCCGGTATCGATGCGGGGGAATTTATCCGGGTCATGTGCCACGCCGGTGATCGTGAGGGTGGCATCGCTGTTCTCTTTTACCCCTGTAACCCGGTACTGCTGCAGGAAGAGGTCATCGGATTCAATGGCCCAGACGCATTCCCGTTCTGGTGTCTCACTGTACGCCGTTGTGACCGTAATCTGCCGGCGTCCGTTAACAGCCTGAATTGTCCGGCTCTGTGAGATCCCGGATGGCAGGTTTAGCTGGAGGCGGTCGCCAGGTTTGGCATCCACATCACGATCCAGCGTAATCACCCGGCCATTCACTGCGCTAATTCGCCCGCCGTTGACCCGTCCGGCTAGCAACTCATCCGCCAGGGCAATGATATAACCGGGTTGAGGAATGCGACCGTCCAGCCCCACATCAAACTCAACGACCCGGTCTTTGTTGTTGGTCAGTATGCCCCACAGCCCCTTACGGTGGGCTTCGCTCTGGCGCGTACAGCCAATCGCCGTCATTTCGAGCTGGTTAAAACTGTAGCGGGAAACCAGTTCCGGGATAAACGCCGGCTCCATTGCATCAGCATAAGCATTATCCGGATCAGACCAGGAAACCAGGGCGTTGGTGTACCGAACCTGGCTGCTGCTGCTCGAATAACGGGGTTTGCCGACAATATTGGCGCGCGTATAGGTAAAATCGACATCACGCGGCATATCAGCCTGCACAACAATCTGCTCACCGTTCCAGCAGGTCATGCCCCGGAAAATGGCGGCAAAGTCTCGCAGTACGGTGTAAGCATCGTTGCGTTCCTGAACATAGACGTTACAGGTATAGCGCGGCTCCATGCCGTCACCACCGCGCCCGTCAGGAACCAGCTGATCGCAGTACTGTGCAATCTGGTACAACGTCCATTTCGAAATATTGGCGCTGCTCAGACGATTACCGAGACCAAAACGGTCAGCTATAACAATGTCGTAATAGATCCAGGCCGGGTTATCCGTCCAGGCCCATTTAAACCCGCCGGTCCAGACGCCGGTATATTCGCGGGTTTCCGGATTGTAGTTATCCGGCACACGAATCACGCGCCCACGCGGCTCACAGGAAATTTGCGGAATGGAGCCATTAAACTGGCTGGAGTCGAACTCGATATAAAGCAGCGCGGTGTTGGGATAACGCAGCTTCGCGTCAATCACTTCGGTATAGCTCTGCAGCGTCATCACGTCGCCAACTTTGACACTGTTTGCATCCGGAGAGATTTTACGCAGGCGTAGCGTCCAGGTACTGCCGGCCTGGGGCAGATCAATACGATGGCTCCGCTCATAACCGGAGGTGGTTTTACCCGTGACAGCGGTTTCCAGCACCGTCTGCCAGGCGCCGCCGTCGGTCTGCAGGTCAATCGCATACTTGACGGTATTGCCCACCACGTCGCCGTCATCTTCCTGTTTCATCAGGGACGGCCATTTCAGGCGGACACGAACGGCAGAAAGCTGGGTATTAGTAAAGGTATGGGTCCAGGCTGTCTTGCTGGAAACTTCCGATCCCACACTGATTTCATTTTCAGTACCGGGAATACCCTGAATATAAGTCTGAGCCTGCGTGCCGGGGCGAAATTCCCAGGACACGCCACTGAAGTTTTGCGAACCATCAGCATTTTCAAGCGGGGTGCCATCAAGATAAATATCTTTCCCGGTTAAACCACCTGCAAATTCACCCTCACCTAATGCGAGCAGAATTTTGGCTTTCGCAACGGACTGTAAATCATCCGGCTGTTCCGTCGGTGTACGCTGCTTTGAGCCGCCACCCTTGCGCCCTTTAATTATGTTATTTGCCATATTACGCCCATAAAAAAAGCCACCGCAAGGTGGCCTGAATTGGATGGTTTACTGAATAAAACTTATTGCTGGTCTTCTACGTAAATACCGGCAGATATAATGGCTCCGCCAATTCGGCGTTTGCCATAAAGCAAAGGGACCGGGTATCCCTGAGAGGCAGTATTCGTCACGCCCCCAAAGGCGTAGGACGCTTTATTGTCAGCGGATTCTTTTCGGGCCAGGCCTGCTGGCTGTGGGGAGAGCATCTGAACAACGCCGCCGAGCATCATAGCAGCCCCCATTTTATAACCAAATGCTGACACGGGGTTGCCAGGAACAAAGTAAGAGCCGACAGCAGAGGCAACAATAATAACTGCTCCAAGAATTGTTTGAAGCAGTCCCGCCTTTTTACTACCAATTAAAACAGGAACAATTCGGATGACTTCACCACCAACAGGAAATCCTAAGTCATCCTTCCCAATATTTTTTTCACCCTTAAATACCGCATAGGTTAGTCCACGCTCTTTGCTGGTAATCATGAATTTTTCGAAGCCTGGTATCGTTGCCGATAATGCCTGCCCTGCTTCATGAACAGTGCTAATTAAACGGTAGTGAATTTTCCCAAAAGTTTTACCTAATACTCCAGAAAGTATTATTTTGGTCATTGTTTCTTTCATTTGGCACCTAACAGAAAAAAGCAGCATTTCAAATGCTGCTTTTTATTTAATCTATTTTTGTTTGTCTGTCTTGATTATTAAATCACACTCTTCTTTATTAAGATCGCCACTTTGACCTATACTCCTCTCTATCCTGCAATCACGGGCAAATTTCCTTACGCCCATCTTGGCATATTTATCACCGTTGCTTGAAAGGAGTTGATATATAAAGTCATCGTCTGATCTATTATATCGTTGTTGTGCATCCATTAATGCCATCATGAATGCCATGCGTTTTACATAAATATCGACAGTGGCGCTTTCTTTTAATTGCGGATGGCGTGATAAATAATCATCAACTGTTCCCGCAAAAGTTGATGATGCCAGAAGTAATGTGGCTCCGAAGATAGCTTTTTTCATTCCCTATATCCTTTTGCTGTTTCAACAAAAGGTTAACATAGAGAATGATATCGAACGATTTTCATTGTCCTTTCCATCCAGTACCCACCATACGGCACGCGCTTGCTGAGATGGCCATACAGGTGATGCAGCAGCAGGTTCCCTTCCAGCAGAATCCCGGCGTGGTTCCACTTATCCGCCTGCACCTGCATGATCACCATATCACCCGGTTGCGGTGGACCATCAAACTCACGGAACCCGCATTCATACCAGCAGTCCTGATAAAAATTGTCCGGATACTCCTTTTCCCACCACGGATAATCGACGCGGTAATCGTGCAGCTCGATGCCGTGGGTTTGCCGAAAATAGCTCATCACCAGGCCCCAGCAATCGTAGTGGCCCAGCACGAATGGTCGCTCGAGGAGCGGCAACTCACCACGCGGGTGGATGGTACGGAGATCGCCTTCTGGCCAGCTGATAATATGCCAGGGGAGAAGGGTCGCGTCACATTGCGCTTTATCCAGTTCGCTCGGCTGGGTGGTGGCATCAGGATGGCTGTGAACAATACCGGTGATCGTTCCCCATTCCTCAACCTCTGCATAATCCTCCGGCGCCAGCACAAAATTATCTTTCGACTCAGTGGCCAGGTTCCGGCAGGGGAAATAACGCTCCGCTCGGCCCCTCTGGGCGACGAGGCCGCAGGCCTCATGCGGATATTCTGCGGCCGCATGTTCCTGGATGGCCTTAATCGTTTTCTGACGCATATCAGCTCCTGATTAATGAAGTACCGGGGAACCCGCCAAACGGCAGTTCGCTATTCTCACCATGACGTAATTTGCAGGCCGTGAGCGTTCCGTTGCAGACATCCTGCGACGGGTCATCAACTGGCTGATTGTTCCTGTCAAAATACCGGGTGCCGGCATAGTCGCACCCGTTACCGCTGCGGTATTGATTGCGGATACACCAGGTGCAAATCGCATGCAGCTGGCGAGTGGGGATCATCATCCCCTGCAGGGCAAACGGGCTGGAGAGAGTAAATTCCACCTTCTCATCGTCTTCATAATGCTTTACGTCGATGAAGAAAAGGCGCCGTTTCTCCTGCGTCGGATCAGCTGAGGCATTCCCGTCCGGAAAGTTCTTCGCATCGAGATACTGTTTTTGCGTGTCGTGGATGACAACCCGCGCCAGAGCCAGATCGTCGTAATGAAGACAGAGCGCGGATATCTTTCCGTCGATGTTCCCTACCCGCAGCGTTGGCTGCGCGTCGCTGCCCGTGGTGGATGACTCGATCCCTTCGATTTCACATGGCCAGGCTTTATACTCCCGCCCCTGCCACCAGATGCTTTTCGCCGGCAGCTTATCCAGGTCGCCGCCAGCGGCGAGGATTTCGGCTGCAGTATGGGGAACGTTATAGCCGTGGAAATACAAAACCTCATCCAGGCCAAACGCCTGGCCATCGATCTCCAGGAGACGAACCTCATCGCCTGGCTCTAACTTCTGATAATTCGCGTTAAGGCTCATGGTTTAAATGCCTGAATAAAAGTGGCTGAAAGTGAGTAATTTCCGCCGCCCAGCGGCACCGGTTTGTATTGTTCGCAGCGGTAAAGGCCCACCTCTTCCAGAGGCGGGGTCCACTGAAACGCGCGGGTGCCGGCATGACGGTCGAGGAACTGCTTAATCGGACGGATATAGTCCTCCGTACCGACAAAACTCAGCTCCCAGTCCTGTGATCGGGTGTTAATACCATCGCCGGATACCTGCGTATATCCGTCACCGAACTGCGCCTTCCGGACACGAAAGTTAACGGTCTGCTGGGGATTAACCCGCGGACTCCAGGTGAATATCTCAATAGCCATCAACGTTGCCCTTTAACTGCATTCCAGACCATCCCGCCAGGGCGCATATCCTGCGCCATCAGCTCCCTGTATTTTTTCTCCACAAACGAGCCAATCTGCTGGCCAAACTGCTCAAAACCAGACGGTGCCTGCGTTGAGGTGTTTCCGCCTTCAATCGTGATATAGACTTTTGGCCCTTCCGACGCGCCGGCGTTCTGGCCACCACCCACCGCGCGTACACCCAGCGAACCATCGCCGGCACGCGTCAGCGGCATGATGGCCTCCGGCCCGGCCTCGCCAAATACGCCGGCCCCTTTTGCGAAAGCGAAGAACTGCGGAGAGTCGTAGACCTGGTTGCTGTATGCGCTCAGCGACGGTGAGTCGTAAACACCGCCTTTGGCGTTGAACTGGAAGTTACTGGCGGCATTCTGGATCGCCGTCCCCGAGCCTGCGCCCGCAGCGCCCGTGACAACGCTGGTCCCGACGCCCACCACGCCCATAATGGTTTGCATGACGGAACTGGTGACCAGTGCCTGAGCGGCCATATCAACGAGGTTTTTTATGATCGACTGCGTGAGCGAGGAAAACAGGTCAGCCATGTTCTCCTTAAAGCTTCTCGTCCGCGTCAGCATGCTCGTCAGGAAGTTGCTTGAGCGCTCATGGGCCGTTTCAAATAACCCGACGGCCAGGCTCTGGAATTCTCCCTGTGATCGGTATAACTCCAGCGACGTCTGATACTGCGCATCGGCGGATTCTTTCGTCGCCTTCTGCATCAGCATTTCGTACTGTTCTTTGCTGATCGCGCTGCCCTGGTAGTACGCCTGCAGCAATGCCTGCCGCTGCGCAAGCTGATTGCGCAGCGAGACCAGTGGATCAACTTCGCCGGCGATATCCAGTGCCGGCGCAGCGATTTCATCGGCATGCGCCTGCAGCAGCTCTTTCGCGGTATCTCTGGCCAGCGTTATTCGTGCGGCCTGGTACTCTTTTTCATCAAGAAGGCGGGCTTTGAAAAGCTCAGCCAGGTCCCGGCTGGCTTCCTGCTCTTTTCGCAGAGTTTCCTGGGCGGGGGAATACTGCGCGGCCAGATCCAGTCGCTGTTTCTGGTAATTCTCTGCGTTCATTAACAGCGCGCGCTGCAGGTCAGCATCACTGGCGCCATTTTTCTTCGCCGCTTCCTGCAGCTCCCTGTTGCTGTCCTTTTCCTGCAGGTTAATTCTGGCCAGGCTGGATGCATGGGCTTCTTCAATTTGCTGCCGCAGCGTTTTGAACTGGTCGACCTGGGACTTACTGCCTTTCCCCGTGCCGGTACCGCCATCGCCGCCCCATGGATTTCCATTTCCGGTCTCTTTGGGGGGCGTGCTTAACGCCCCTTTCAGATCGTCCGTAAGGGAGGTTATTTTTCCCGATAAACCCAGCTGAGCCAGTGTTTTTGCATCACTGACACGCTTAATGTTTTCCTCGGTTTTGCGGAGTCCCTCGTTAACGCTTTCGAGATCCGCCCGTGCACGCGCCTGGTCTTTTGTCACCCCTTCCAGCTGGCCGAAGGGGTCAAACCCTTTCAGGCTGTCGATACGACTGTCGGCATCCTGAATCTCTTTCATCAGCTGGTTACGCTGCACGACCTGGTTTTCGTACTGATCCTCCAGGTCGAACTGCTTCACATTTAGCTGGTTAAGCGAGAGACGCATCAGCGCTTCACTGGTTTCGACTACGGCATCTTTTAAATCAATGGCTGACTGTCTGGCCTCCTTTGCTTTCTCATGAAAGTAAAGGAGGCCCGAACCGGCCAGCATCGCGGCGCCGAACGGACCACCGATTAAATTTAATGCGCCTCTTGCCAGCCCCACCGCAACGGAGGCCGCGCGGGCTGATATCGACAATTGCCGGTTTGCCGCCGCCAGTTTCAGTTTCGCCTGGCTGGCCAGGTTCGTTTGCTCAGTTTCCTGCCGGATAAGCCGGGTAAACTCATCCTGGTAACTGATATTCATCCCGTACTGTTTAGCCGTCCGCTCCATCTGCCGGTAGTGGCCAAACTCAGCGTCGTTCTGTTTCAGGATGGCAGCTGTCGAATCCAGCGTTTTGCGGGCAATATCCGCATCAGCCTGCGCCCGCGCTTTTACCGCCGCCTGGCTTTCCCGCCAGACCGCGATATTCTCCCGCAGCCCTGCAGTCAGTTTCGTGGATAACACGGGGATCAGGCTGTAAAGCGCCACGCTGGAGACGGTGTTGAAATTGTCTGCCAGGCTGTTCAGTGCCTCCGTGGCAACCTGAATCCCGCTGCGGAGTGGCCCGTTACTGCTCTGGCCGATCTTAATGACCATCCCTTCAAACGCACTACTCAGCCCCTGCAAATCGCCGTTCAGGTTGTTAACCCTGATGGATGCCTGCTCATGCGCCGTTTTGGTACCGGTCAGGGAAGCGGTCAGCTCATCAAGCTTTGAACGGTTCTGGACCAGGATAGACGCCGCATTCAGGTTCTCCACGCCAAACAGTTTTACGGCCTGGGCCGTGGAGAGATTTTTCCCGGAAAGAGTGGTCAGCGCCTGGCTGAGACCAACCACGGACGGCTTGAGGCTCTTGTCTGTGCCCTTTTCCAGGTTCAGTATGACGTTACGCAGCGCCGTGCCGGCTTCACCGCCTTTAATTTCACGCTCTGCCAGCACCTGAATCGCGGCATTCAGCTGCTCAAAACCAACGCCGGCCTGTGCGGCTGCGACGCCACCATTTTTAATGGCAGCCGCCGTATCAACAATCTCCGACGACCCGTACTTCGCGCCGGCGGCCAGCACGTTGATATAACGATCCGCTTCCTGCGCGCTCGCCCCGTACTGGTTTAAGGAGAGCGCCAGCGTTCTGGTCGCATCGGGCAGCGTTGTGCCGGCGGCCTGCGCCAGGATAAGCGCGCTGTTCGTAGCCTTCTGCAGTCCATCGGACGTTTTTAAAAGCTCCGGTTTAGCCGACGCCATCAGCTTTAACGCTTCGGCGGCCTGGCTGGCGCTGTACTCTGTCGTGCGCCCCATTTCCTGCGCAGCCAGATCCAGCGCTTTCATTTCAGCTGCAGTCGCACCGGTGATGGCCTGCAGGTCTGATAATGCCTGTCCATATTGTCTGGACGTGGTGACGATCGTGCCGATGGAAAGGCCGGCTCCTGCCAGCCCCGCCAGCCGGCTGGCCATCCCGGATATCGACAGACCGACCTTCTTATAGGCGTCCTCCGTCTTTTTCGCGTCTGCCTGGGCATTACGGTTAAACCGTCGTGACTGGTTCTCCGCATCGCCATACGCTCCCAGCAGCTGGGATTTAAAACTGGCTGCGTTCAGGTGCAGCCTGACCGCTAAAGATGCGACGTCTGCCATTACATTAATGCCCTCATGACTGCCGCGCATTCATCATCGACCCGGGATGGCGCAGGTGTGGTTTCGGTAGGTGGCGCGTTTTCATCGCCAGGACGGCGGAAAGTGCCCTGTTTCAGGAAGTAGGCTCGCCAGTGGTACAGAGTGTTTGCCGGCAATGCGGCAATTTTGGATGGGTCAGGCTCGCCCCAGCGGTCGGCCAGCCAGAAGATCAGTTCCAGCCAGGGCGAGTCACTCAGTTTTTTTCCGCTTCCTCCAGCTTACCGATTGCGTGTTGCTTCACTTTTTCCACTGCGGCCAGCAGTTCGGGGTTTTCATGGGCCTTCAGCAGCTCGGCTGCCGTGGGTTTAAATTCATCCGGAATGGCCGTTCCATCCGGCTGAACCAGTGCATCGATGACGATCTGAATGACTTGCTCCGATGCCTCACGCGCTGCGCCAGCTTTTGCGGTTTCAGCCATTTTCTCTTCATAGCTGATGAGGTAATCCCCGGTCAGGCGGCGGATGAATACGGTGGCGCCAAATAACTCGGTTTTAATGACGGTTGGCTCCGATTTAAGCAATGCGGATTTCAGCGTGGACAGGTAATCTTTATCTTTCACAGGTAGTCCTTAAAAATAAAAAGCCACCCGAAGGTGGCTGTTTACAGGTTAAGTTAATCAGGCGCCGCCGGAGACAGCGACGGTTCCCCAGGTGATCTTGTTCTGCTTACCCTGAACAGTGATCTGGATGACCTCATTCGCCGGAGCGGCGATTTCATTCATCTGCCAGCCGGACAGCGCCAGGAGCATCGTCGCGGTTCGCTTGTTGGGTAATTCGACGTATAACTGGATGGTCTTGCGGGCCTCTGCTGCGTTCAGCAGCGCGGCAAAATCGGTATTGCCCGGATCATCAATGAAGCCCAGCGACTTTTCAGGCCCATCAGGCAGATCACTGATGGACTGTTTCTGCTTATCCAGTAACGTGGTGCAGTCGACAAAGCCCCCCGTCTGCCCCATTGCACCCAGCGCTTTACAGTTAATCAGCGGTTTCAGCGCTGACGTGGCAGCGCCAGGCTCCCCGTATTTCACAATGGTGCCCGCCGGCAACATCGCATATTCAGGCGAAGTTTTATCAGCCATGTTTCTCTCTCTTTTTATACGGCAGCGGATGCTACCTGTTTTCAATGCCGTTTCGGATTTCCACGGTTAACACGCGCAAAACGGTCTGGAGGTTGTAATCCAGGGCGGGTCGGATAAAGGGGTCTGCAACCTGTTTAACCGTGCCAAACTCCTGCGCCAGCGCCTTCATATGGTGCTGCTTGCTGGGGCCGACACGGAGCGTTACAACCGCGTTCCCTTTACCCTTGCGGGTGGAAGAGCGGATTTTGATTGAGTCCCGCATGTGCGGCCCGGCGGACGTTTCGTCAAAGCCGGCATGCTGCTTCATATCTTCCTCGACGACCTTTAGCGCTTCGCGCCCGGCATCCCGCAATACCTTCGTCGCCACTTTTTCGCCCAGGGCCATTAACTGCCGCTCCAACTCATCCAGCCCTTTAACTTCCATTCGGATCACGAGGAGTCCTCCACGTAGTGAATGATGAAATCGCGGGTCAGGCGATACTGAATGCGACGATTCGTCAGCTGGTTTTTATCCTGATGGATACCGCCTCGTTCCACATACTGAACCGGAATACCCTCCAGCTGTCCATGAACGACGGACTTCAGTTCCGTCCAGATTTTTTTATCCAGCTGCAGCAGTGAGGTGTAATCATCGAGACGGTACAGATTCACCTGGATACGGGCAGAGACGATCCCCGTTCGCAACATTCCCGAGACCATTTCCGGGTCAGAGATACGCTGAAAGGTCGCACCTTCCTGGACCGTGTCCGGCAGTAAAAGCGGATACGCATTCAAGCCGGTGATGCGCTCCAGCGCACCCTTAATCGCCAGCTCTATCATGCCGCCCGTCAGCCTCCCCCGTGATAATGATCCGGTCTGTTTTGCGGTCGATATTCCGGACGGTATAAACCAGATTTTTCGTCGTGATTTTCCAGTCAATATCAACCAGCACGCCCGGATAGACCGTAAACAGGCAGGTTTCCACCACCTGCTGCTGATCCAGCGTGCGGACTTTTCGCCCCGATACCAGCTCCCGTTTTGCCCACGCTTTTCCCGATTCAACCTGCTTTTCCGGTAGCGGTTCGCCCAGCGGCCCACGACCGGACTGAACGTAGCTAATTGCAATGCGACAGTTCATATCACCCGGTTTCAGGCTCATAGCGTATGCTCCTGCAGGGGGAAAAGAAGATGCCTCACCGCAGCGGTTTCCAGCCACTGTCCGGTATGGCCATTCAGATACGCATCGCTGACCAGAAACTGAATGGCCAGCCGGATATCTTCATCCGCGATAAATCCGCGGACGGTCTCCGGGAGTGCCTGCAGCTCTTCATCACTGGTGACCAGCTTGCAGTAATAATCACGCTCGATGCTCCGCTGCGCGGCGTTCACCATTTGCGTGAGCATGGCGTCATGCTCCGTGAAGTCCAGTTCCAGGCGTAGCTGGGTTTTCACATCATCCAATGTCAGTATCAAAATCGCTGTCTCCTGGCTTCGGTTTCAGCGCGCGTTCGGCATCCTTCGGCCATACCGCGATACGGCGCTTAACCAGCTCTTCGGCGTGCGATCCTTCAAACCACGCGATATCACCACGGGAATAACGGCTATGCGGACCGAGGAACACAACGGATTTACGTTCTGCCTGTGCGACCACGGTCGCATGGTTATCCTGTGCGGTCTCAGTCGCATGGTTGTCCTGTACGACCGTTTCTTCCGGCTCCACTGCTTTATTTTTCGCAGCCATAGCATTCTCCTTAAAGGGAAAAGCCCGCATATGCGGGCTTTATTAACAGAGGGGTGGGTTAGAACAGGACGCCGGTACCCAACACCAGGCCTTCCGGATGACGGAAGCCGATATCGTGTTCGAGGACGACGCGGATCAGCGACTGATTTCGCGCAAACGCGGAAACTGGGTTGCCTTCGGCATCCGGGTAGGTGGCTTCTCTGGAGAAATCGACCTTCATGGCGCCATCTTCACCGATAACAACATCATTGAAGTCAGCGAAATAAATTTCCGATTCCTTGCCACTTTCACCCAGGTTAACCGGAATAGCGCTGGTATGCTGAATCGGATAGCCCTTCAGCATCCCCTGCGCCATTTCCGGGTAGACTTTGTTGCCGTTGCCGTCACGCAGGCCAAACAATTTCATATAGGTACGGTTCGACATACCCCAGCCGCAACGGATCATCAGGCTGTTGCCATCCATCGCCATCAAAATAATCTTGTCCAGGTACTCATCAACCGTGTTCAGGTTGATCGTGGTACCAGCTTCCCACGGCAGCAGGCGGTTCCACTGCGTTGCACGCGCCTTCATACCAATCGGTGTATCGCCGGTACCGTCATCGCGCATAAACGCTTTATCCTCACGAACAGAGATGGCGGTCAGAATATCCTGCAGGACCAGCTGCTCAACGTTAAAACCGGCGCGGCCAATCAGCTGGTTCGACATCGGGACCAGTGCGATCATGGTTTTGGCATTCAGTTTTACATCGTCGAATTTTGATTCAGACGATTTGGCATCCTTTCCTTCGCCGGTGTAGCTGGCCGTTGCACCGCCAGCCGAGCGCGGTAACGACAGATTACCGTTAGGCAGCGGAATGGAGCGGGCGCCCAGCTTACGGACGATGGTACGGTCGCTCAGCAGCTCGATGACTTCGTTTTGCATGTTCTCCGGGATGAGCGCCCCACCGGAACCCGCAGCGGTGGAAATGGCCATCGATACAGACTGATCATTCAGTTCTTCAGCGGCAAAGACCGCTGCATCACGTAGATCACCCTTCGCTGCAGCAATCGACATCACCATGCGTGTCATACCTGCGCCAGTGTATTGCTTCGGCTCAGCTTTGACGATAATTGCCGGCCCCTGCTGGGTAGCCTTGACTGGCTTTGCGACCAGCGCCGCAGCACGTTCGGCGGCTTCCAGACGTTCAATTTTGGCGCTGATATCAGTGAACTGCTGCTGCAGGTTCGCAAACTCCGTCAGCTGCTCCGCAGTCAGCGTGCCGCCGCTGGCGTCAATGGTTGCCAGGGCCTGAACCTGTTCGTTGATACCCGCACGCTGACGACGCAATTCTTCAATATGTGGCATTTTATTTCTCTCTTTTTAGACATAAAAAAAGCAGCCTGCAGGCTGCTTAAGGTGACGCGGTTTGTGTTTGCGCCGGGTTACATTTTGGTTTGCAGGTCCATCGCGGCTGCCTGCATCTGAATGGAGGTTTTTTGACGCGGTTGCGTATACTTTGCCGCGATAGCATTGATCGCCGCCTGGGGGTCAGAGACTTCATCCGCCAGGCCGGCAGACACAGCGCCAGGGCCAAAATACAGCCCCGCCTGCGTATCAATGACGGCCTGCTGCTTCAGGCCGCGATATTCGGCCACCGACCCCGTAAACGTCTCGTACATTTCGTCGATCATGCCCTGGAACATACCCAGCGACTCTTCACTCAGTGGTTCATGTTGGGTGCCGTTATTTTTGTTATCTCCCCGGTAAATGGTGGTGAACGTCAGCCCCATTTTTTCTTCCATCTTCGACGTATCGAGGTGCTCCATGATCACACCAATCGACCCCACGCCACTGGTCTGGCTGACGATGATTTTGCTGCAGGCCGATGCGATGAAATACGCGGCGGAATACGCGCTGTAGTTCACAATCGCCGTGATGGGCTTCGTGTCGCGAGACTGATAAATGTAATCGGCCAGCTCCTTGCACCCCACCGCTGCGCCGCCGCCGGAGTTAATATCCAGAACGATTTCGCTGATTGAGGGGTCGTTTAACGCCGCCTGCAACTGCCCGCGTATCCGCTCGTAGCTGGTCAGCTCGGAGCACATCGCCGTAATCTGCCCCCGGCGTGGAACGAGTATGCCGTGAACGGGGATCACCGCCACCCCGCCGGTGGGCTGGACCTGCTCAGCAGCAGGTGATTTACCCGGATTTAGCGCCATCTGAATGACGGTATCTTCGGTGATCCCCTGAATACGAGGGATGAGCACCGCTTTCACGGAGTCCATTGTTTGCCGCGTCACGTAATGCGGCACACCAAAGACCATATCTGCCAGGTGCGGCAGGTTAATTAATTTCGTTGTCATGTTGTCTTCCAGGTCATCCCGCGCGGCGGGAAATAATCAGGCTCTGGCCAGAAGGGTTTCGATTTCGGCCAGCTGTTTTGCTGTCGGCGACTTATCGCCAGGAAGGATCTTCGCGCTGTCGACCATATTGAGCGGCGTCAGGTATTTGTCCCCGCCAGCAATGGGCGGCAGATTCTCCATACGCCGGATATCGTTAGTGGATAACCATCCCCACTGGCGGCCCAGCGCATACGATTCATAGCGTGACTTCTGGTCGCCTCGCAGCAGCCCGGAAACGTTGAACTCGATGTACAAATCGCGGCGTTCGCTGGGCAGAAGCAGATCGCGCTGCAGCGCACCCTCATGGCGTTTCAGCCAGGCCAGAAGCGTATACATCACGAACTGCAGGCCCTGGTGCTCGATGTTGTTGTTGGTCGCTTTCGCCAGCATCTGCACCATATGTGGCGGGATTTTATAGAGCCGGCAGACCTCTTCCACGCCCCACTGCCGCGACTGTAGCAGCTGCGCCTTTTCGTTATCCTGCGACAGTTGTTTGTAGCTCATGCCCTCCTGCAGCAATGCCACAGAGAACATATTGTGAATACCGGAATGGCGCTCGGTCCATTTCGCCAGCAGGCGATCAATTGCATCCTGACTTTTAATGGTCGCAGCCTCTTTCGGACGCTCTATCACCCCGCTCATCGTTGTCCCGCGCCGGAATGTCGCGGCCGCATGCTCCTCAACCGCCAGATTCAGCCCCAGAACATCGGCGTTCGTCTGAATTGGGGAACTGCCGATATAGCCATCCAGAGAAAAGACCTTCACATGGTGCATCATGCGCATCGGCAGAATTTCGCCGACTTCCGGGAGTTCGTAATACGGCATACCGTCCGGCCCTTTCAGCACAATGACCTTTTTCGGGTTAATGGGGATCAGCTCTTTCGGGTAGCCTTTTCCGTCCCGTTCGATGATCGAGTAGCAATTTCCCTCAAGCCCCAGCAACCCCTGCTGCTGCTCGAAATACTCGAATGAGGTGTCTTTCCTGTTGGGCTGGGAGTGAATCAGGTCATAAACTGGGTGGTCCGTCGCACGCTGGCGCCCGCCATTTTTATCCCGCCGGTAGAGTTCGCACGGCAGCTGCGCGACTGACTCCGCCAGGAGGGTGACACAGGCCCGGACCGCTGAAAGTCCAAGAGCGGTTTCCGGCGTGATTATGATGCCAGTTTTGCTCTGGCTTGAACGAACCCCGCCCAGCATGGCTTCCCAGAAACTATTACCCGAGTATTGTCGGCCCCTGAACATCTGGGGTAGGAACATTATTTACCTCCGCCATTGCTGATGCCGGAGGAAAAGGCCCGGGTTGTCATATATGACCAGCCCAGACAAATAATCCCTCCTGTTATCAATCCCACTGATGGAGAAATAAGCCAAGCACCTGCGGATAACAATCCAGCACCAGTGAGGCCGACAATAAAACTCAGAACTGAAATTAGCATGCTATATCTTCCTCATCGTATACGGATGTCATCACTGAACTGTTGAGCATGGCGCGCCCCAGCCCCATCATTAAACCAACCGCACCATCTATCTTGTTCTGCCGCCCTTCTTTCCCGGGACGCACAATATCGTCACTTCCGGGAAGGTACTGGCCGACGATATTGGAAATACACCAGTTCATGACAGGGTGTCCGTCATGATGGAATCTCCCCGAGATGAGCGCAGCCTCAATCTCTCTCATAGGATCACTCATATGGGTAAAATTTTGTCTTATCTCGACAGGCTCAAGCCCCTCTTCCTCAAGCATGTGACGTAATGAAGTCGCGCCATAAGGATCAATGGGGCATTGGGCAATTTTTACGGTATTCCGCAGCTTCAGGATCGTTTCAAATATCAGCCTGTAATCAACTTCGCCACCATCGGTCGGGATCAACTTACCCTGCCGGACAAAGGACTGATAACGTTCTGCGGTACTTTTCAGCGCGGTCTCCTGCGAGTAAATGGTTTCTTCTGGTGCCCAGAACAGAGGAGAAACACAGTAAAAATGTGTTATTCCGTCTATTTCACGACGAAAAACTGGAACCACGGCATTGAGGTCAACTTTCGAGGCCAGATCTATACCCAGCCAGCATTCTTCCCCTTCAAAATCTGACAACTTAAGGTTTTTATCGGCTGCATCCATCCATTTTCTCAGGTCGTAATAAGCTGATTTTGCGCTTACCCAGCGATTGAAATGCTTGGTCAGAATCTTGTTTGTCTGCCCGGGCGTCGACATACCCAATAATTGTTTAGCCCGGAGAAAATCTGCTTTTACCGAAATGCCATAGTTGGGGTTTGCCTTGATTAATGCCTCAGGAGTCGTCCAGTCATCATCGTCATCAAGGCCATAAATCAGCCCAAATATGGTTTCATTTTCCTCGCCATTACGGGTTCTCCGCAGGATCTCGACAACCTGAGTACGCTTTTCATAGCAAGGGGATGTAATGTCATAGCCGGCGGTGGTGATGATCAGTGTCATCGGTTGTTCACGAGCCCCCATACCGGTGGTCATGGTGGTGTAAAGCGCATCAGTAGTATGTTCGTGATATTCATCAATGATGGCGCATGATGGCGAATCACCATCCCCCGGGTCACCGATCACAGGCGCAAAGACCGAACCGTCAGGGCGCGTCATTTTTTTTGCCCAGGGTTTTATCGAGAATTTTTGCCGCAATGCCGGCAGCTTTTTCACCATTTGCAGCGCCGGAGAAAATACCTTCCATGCCTGTTTTTCAGTCGTGGCGCCGCAATAGACTTCTGCACCATGCTCGCCATCTGCACAAAACATATAATTTCCTACAGCAGCGGCAATAGCGGATTTCCCGTTCTTCCTGGGCACCTCGATATAGATTTCAGAGAAACGACGCAGGCCTGTCTTCTTGTGTACCCATCCAAACGGTACGCCAAGAGCGAACTTCTGCCAGGCTTCAAATTCAATCCGGAGTTTACGCCGGGCCCATTCCCCTGAGGTATGAGGCATTTTCTGGGCAAAACGAAGAAATCGTTCTGCTTTGTTTTTATCGAAGCGGTAGGGCCAGTGGGGATCCTTTGCTCGTTCGAGGTCGTCCAGATGTCGCTGACAGGCAAGTACCGTTAACTGACACGCCAGAATCTTCCCGCCAACGATATCCCGCGCATACTGGTTCGCCGCATTGACGTTCGGATAGGTAGCCATCAGTCAAACTCATCGAATTCATTCCCGTCATCGTCCGGATCCTTTTGTCCGCTGGTCATGCGAAGACGACTGAGCGGATCTAACCCCAACAGAGAGCCGAGGCGGGCAAGCTGGGAAACCGAGTCATTCCGGACATTAACTGCAGGGTGTTTTTTCAAGCCCCCCATTTCACTTTCTGAGGTCAGTCCGCTGGCCAGCATTTTTTCGGCTTCGAGCATCAGATGAAAAGCATTGCAGTAAGCCAGCAACAAAGGTGCGTCCTCCAGCTCAAACACCCCTCGGTCGATGAGTATTTTGCTTTGCGTCTTCCACATTCTTATTGCCGCCTCCCCCATTAACTCAGCGGGAGGCGCAATACGTGTTAATTTGCTTTTTTGCCCGGTGGGTAAAGTGGGTTTTCGGCCACCACCGGACGATCGAATTCCTCCGGCCATAAACGTTCCTTTGATAGATGAAACCTTCCGGAAAAAAGTTTCTTATTTCGGGCGTGTAAAAATAGACTTCAACGGGCAGTCCCGAAGCGCGAAAGGGGTCAGGGATTTGCTCCCCCCTACCCCTGGCTGCAGCTGCCTCTGTCGAGGTGGAGGTCGTCATTCCGGCTGCGCCGGCGGCGAATACGGTTCGCATTGGTGGGCCGGCGTATCTCAGACGTTCAAAGAACACCAGTTGTTATACCGGCGATCAGGATCCTGTCGCTGTAGCAGATCCTCCATCGGCCTGCAGTACGCTTTCTGGTAGCCGTTCATCTAATGGCTGGTTCTCGAACACCTTCATGCCAAACTGACCGATCCAGGTGCTGACTGAGTTGATGTTCCCTGCGATGAAGTCGGTCACCTCGGCGATCAATCCTTTAACGACGACATCCGTACTCTGACGCCAGTAATTCTCAATCGCGACCAGCAACGGATCGGAACCATTACTGACAGATTGTTCACCTACGCTATACGTTTTTTTCTTCGCGCTATCGGTGATACATCGCAGCTGGCTGGTCTGGACGGCCCCAGCCTCTGCAGCGATGACCTGCATCGTCAACGTAGCCACTTTGTTCCCGTCTGCATCAGCGCTGGATGCATAGAACATGGAAAGCGTCAGATCCGTGCGTTGATACATCATTGCTTACCTCCACGACGATGACGTGAACGGCGACCACCGGGAACCATTGTCTGTTGTTCCTGCACCAACTCCCCCTCTAAAGGCTCCTGATCCAGTACAGGTGATGAAACAGGGGCCGGAGCAATATCATGTGCAATCGTCAGTTTCAGCAGTGGGCGGCCGCCCTGGACATGCTCAAAATGGATGCCATGTACGGCTTCATTCATTCGTGACTGACCATCCGTCTCCAGAACGGTCAAAACACCATCAACGTATTCAATTTTGAAACTCTTCATCGGGTTCTCTCTGTTGCTGTTTTCTTGCTGTGGCAGGTCCAGCACAATGACTCCAGATTAAAGTCATCATCGGTACCGCCATGAGCTTTAGGAATGATGTGGTCGACACTTGAGGCTTTCGTGGCAATACCGTCTCGCCTGCAGTTCTGACAAAGGTATTTATCCCTCTTCATGATACGGGCCCGTTTAATTTCCCACGGTCGACCATAACCACGTTCCTGCCGAGTTTTTCCGGGCTGATAGTTACGCCAGCCATCACCAGCGTGTTGCTGCCTATGCATCTCACAGTATCCTCCGACATCATTGGTCACAGCCGTGCATCCTCTGTGCCGGCAAGGTCGTTTAGCTCGTGGCGGCATAAACATCCTCGAGCATGAGTTGAGGGAGAAGAGTTAAAGCGGCACTGTCGATGAGAAACTCTGAAACGGGCAGCGATGAGCATGACAATCCGTCACACTCAATCGCCACCAGCTTCTCGTCTACGTATGCAATTTTTAAGTTCTTCATCGCGTTACCTTTTGCGAATAAAAAAGCCCCGCAGATGCGAGGCTACTGGTTAAATATCAGGGTGTTACTGTGAAAGCTCAGAGTGTAAGGTTGCGGCTCAGCCTATCTGTGGTGGGACACAGTTAAATATTGTACTTGCAGAGGAATGGCTGATTAGCTCTGCTTAAGGAACTTTAAAATGGAAGAAGAAATTAAATATAACATCGAGGTGGATTGCTCAACTCTGGAGTCTGCAGCAAAAGAAATAAGAGCTCTCAAAGGTCTTCTGGCAACTATGTTTGTTTGCCTTGATCAGGATATGAAGAGTGTCGTAATACATCAACTTTCGCAGATTGATGATGAATACAACCAGAAAAACTTGGAGATACTAAAGCAAATCCAACATATCCATAACCGACCTTAATAGCTATGGCAGACGGTTACAGGCTGTCTGCCGATCTATTATTTATTTCGATATCTTAATTGTAGTTCCGCAATCTTACAGCCCATAAAGTGTAGTAGTGCCTCAGCAGCATCTAACCGTTTGAATACCTCATCAATGTTTGGCTGCATACCTGAAGCGTATATCTTACCCTGCGTTTGAATGCTCCAAGCACTGACAGAGGTCAGGGTATTATCCGGTTTATAACACTCTGCAGAGGAAATTGCCGCTGAGACTACAAGCTCCTGCAGGTCTGGGCGATCATGTTCCACCACCAGAGATTCATCATTCGCATTGACATCATAAGATAAGGTAAACGGAGCGGTAGCCTTGCCTGATATAACCTTCTCGACCAGCACGCAACCAGACTGAATGACTTTAAATCTGACTTTGACCCCACAGACAATGCCATCATTAATCTGTTGAAGGTTTGTAATAGTGACTTTCAACGTTTTCAAGTTGCTTCTCCTCATTATCTCTTAAAAGGGATATCGTTTTTTTATCCCTTAGAGGGGATAGACGTTCGCACCGATTCGTAAATCCGCTCACAGGGCATTCCTGTTTCCCCTGATTGGTTTTGTCACATATTCTCGTCCAGGATGTCCTCAAGCCATGAAACCGGCTAAAAAAAAGGCCGCATAGATATGCGACCTTTGGTTAGTACCAGTTAGAAAACTAAAATCTCTCAGGAGCCACCCAAGAGAGGCTTTTCTGCTTTTTAACTGACCACTGCCGTTTCGGTGTTGGCTGGCAGTGATAACGTGATGATAGCTTCATTTAAGTTATCGATAGCATTTAAATATCGAAAGAGCTCATTGAACCAATCATTTTCAACTTGCCGGAACATTCAACCAGAGCAACAGGCTTCTATGCTGGTCTTTTGAGAGCAATTATCAGTTCGCCCTAACGAGGCTGGTAACTAACATATTATTCGATGGTTCCTTAGACAGTGACCCATAAATCTAATTGTTTAATGTACCATTGGATGGGCACACAAATAACCACACCATCCCCAAAGTTAACAGATTTGATAACACACCCTTGTGGCGGAAAAAATTCCGCACCAGTCTGGGGCCGGATCGAGCGCTCAATGCCGTAACGATAACCGCATGGAAGTTGTGGTAGTAAGTTTACTGTCATGAGTGGCTACTTAGTTTAGAGTGGTTTGAGATCCTATAGTGCATGACATCCCCTGAATTAGATACAAACATTTCGATGCTGAAAGCTTGAATGTCTTGTTTTCAGATTTTTTGTTCACTTAAGGCCACTTATTTCATGTGCTATGCCTGTTACTTACTCATCGCCCGATAGTACGCCTGCCAGCGATACTTATCCAAACGGAGCTGGCGCAGGCATTGAGCGGTTTCTACATCAGACTGTAAATCTTCATCGCTGTCATTCCCTGCGTCACTTGCTTTGCACGGCGGACTCATCAAATCCGGGGATGGAGTTGGCAGCATCGATGGCGCGCTGACGCAACTGCACAGCAGCATCATCAAACCTACACACAGTACGATTCGGAGACTGAACATATTTCACCACGTCGCGGGTTATTGTTTTGTAGATGACCTTACCCGCTTCGTTAGCAGTCGCGGCCTTTTCCTCTACAGGCTTAATGGCATTCTCGGCCTTCTCTCTCTTCTTCGCAGCCTGAGCATTGATGTGATCAGCGTGGGAACTCCATCCCATACGCCATGAAATGGCACAGGACATTAGCAGGATTGCTATTGCGATGATAACGGCGGTTAAGCGACTCATCTTTGCTCCCATAAACACACTTCACGCTCAATTTCCCTCCGGGTAATAAGTCCTTTCCACTGCTTACCTTTGGCATAGGTCCAGCGGCGCAGCTGATCACACGCACCTTTCTGGTCACCCTGGTTGATTTTGCGAAGCAGAGTAGAGGTCTGGAAGTTCCCGGCTCCGACGTTATAGGCGAATGAGTACAGAGCCCCACGCATTGTTTCTGGGATCGGTTTTTTGATGTAAGGGTTGATCTGCCAGGCGACGGTATTCAGGTCTTTATTTAGTAGCGCCCGACACTCTGCCTCGGTATAGGTTTTGCCGAGCATGATGTCTTTACCTGCGTGGCCGTAGCAAACCGTCCAGACACCTACCACATCCTGATAAGGGGAGTATCGCACTCCCTCAAGCCCATCATTACCCATCGGGCCAGTGATGAGTGCAGAGGCAATCGCCAGGGCCCCGCCGCCCACCGCCGCAAGAACAGTTTTACGTAGTGTCGGAGGCATTATTCACCTCGAGCAGCTTTTCGCCGGTCTTCTTTAATTTTGAAGTACAGATTCGTCAGGTATGTCAGCAAGCCAAATACCAGACTTCCCAGAACACCAATAGCGGCCCACTGGGATGGGGATACTTTGTCGAGCAATTGCAACATCCAGAACCCCGCGTTACCTGCGGACGTTCCGTAGGCAATACCTGTTGTTAGCTTGTCCATTCGATACATACTCCACCTCCGGGTTAACGGGGTGCTTTGTGTTTGATAAGGTTCAGGACCGGCAGGAGGAAATCTTATCAATGATGATTCCAGGTACCTGAAAATGAAAAAACCACCCTGAATAGGTGGCTAGATAATTCAACGCGAGCTATGTGCCCGGGGATAGTGTATTGTTGCGGACCATTCATTAGGAAATATCATATGCAACAACGCAAAAACTCAAAAAACAATCGCAACTACCTCATCAAATGTACCTGCCCTAGCTGCACCAACCAATCAGAACATAGTTACACCCGAGTCCAGAAAGGCTCTGCGCTGATGTGCCCTCACTGTAGTAAGATTTTCACTCAAGACAAACTTCCCACCGCTTAGGCTTTACATCATCATAATCTCTGGTAATGCATCCACTGCTGCGCTCGTATAGATTAGAGAAGTAAGCCCATTAGGCAATGCGGCCGATGAATACCTGTTAGACGGGTCTCGGCTTACTGGCAGAAAATTAACGTTCTGGCATCGGCAAGATAAAAGGCCTGCCGCAATGGAAGGCCTTTAGGGGGTTATGCAGTATGTGTGGTGCCGGGTGCCTCCCGGTAAGTCTGCCCCAGTCAACAGACCCGCGTGTGTGCTCAAAGAAAAAATTGACTGGTCGCCCCACCGCACAGGGGGATTCACCACACACCCACATTAGCTACACGATATGCGCCTGGTCAATTCAATGTAACCAGTAAAATACATCTTTCGGAAACTGTATAACCTAGCGGGCAATAATTAATCACTGCATATTTAATCATTACAAAAACAACAATAAATTTTCATATCTGTTATCAAATTAAGAAAAAAATACTGTTAGGAATTTTCTCACTTAACTCGCACACTACGCCTCACGCGAACCACAATATCCATAGTCTTTCAGGGGATAAGCTCACATGACAACCATAATGATGCTAGCGTTAGCTGTTGTTCTTCTTTTAGTTGCAGTGGGTTCACTGATGTCTTACATCAAAGAAAGACGCGGATATAAAAAAACTTTCAAAAAAAGATATTAACGGTTATCCACTTTTCAAGAAGCAGGGGTAGTGATACGTAAACATTCCCCCTGTTTTTTTGCTACCACCTTTGGGAACAAAGAACTGCCTTAATCTATAAATGCTCTCGCTTGTGATGTTCAATTTACCGTTAAAGCGCTCAAGCTGTTGAGCTAAAACCGCAGTCTGGTGCGAATCTTGCGCGTATGAGATTAAACGTGAAGTACAGCACGCTGTAATCCAATTACCATGACCTGATTACTGATGTGAAAAGCCCAAGTAGTGCTTAGGCTAGATTATGAACAAAAAAAACCCGCTTAGAGAAGCGGGAAGAAAGTTGGCAACCAAGGCTGTAACGAAAGGAAGGTGCACCTAATAGTCCGAGCTACCGATTTACCAGGAAAGCCTTCTTTTTTACCGTTACGTTCGTTAACCATAGCCTGACAGACAAAAAGAGCAAGGCTTTTGTCATTACAGTCACTATGTTAAGGCATTAGTGTGGTGCCGGGTGCCTCCCGGTGAGCATGCCCCAGTCGGCATGGCCCGCGCTGCATTTACAGGTTTCTGTAACTGACTGGTCGCCCCTCCGCATAGGGGGATTCACCACCTCGATAATTTATGATGCAAACATTCAAAGTGTCAATATCTGACCATACCGCCAGCGCCTCTGCCATAATATAAGCCAACAACGCCCACTTAAATTGTATGCATTCTAATACTTAAAGCTATTGCGAAGCCCTGACTCAATGTAGCACTCACTGATATCAGGTAAATACGAGGTAAGTAAAATGCTATCTACTGATAACCAAAGAATTTCAGAGATTTTTGAACGTTTGGCAGAAATAGCAGCTAAAACTGCTGAATTAACAAGCAACCCTAATCTATCCCCTGCTCAAAAGCAGGCAGCATGTGACAGTTACTTTAGCGAACATGATCAGTTAACAACCGAAGCCCTAGAGATCTTCAAAAAAATCACTAAAAATCCTCAGTGAATGCTGAAGCATGTGAGATTGCGTATGCAATACGACGATATGACAGGGGTATTGATGCAGCGCATCTCGCGAATACCCCTGTCGTATCGCCGGAAAGCAAAAACCCCGCACGGGCGGGGTTTTCGTTATATTCAGATTGTCGCTTTTTGTCGCTGCCGAGTGGCGAAGCTCTGCCAAGCATGAAGGAATTATCTAACTTTCTGGCCCATTTTCAATACCAAAAAGGCAACATAGCACTTTTTGCTAATCCGCATGAATCGCCTTATGAACAGAAAGGAAAGCTTTTGCTCTGAATATTTCAAGACACCAGCGCACTCTTTTCCGGGCCTCACTGTCTGTTAACCATGGCGCCACCAGCTGTATTTCCCGTGTTATGTCTGAGATTTTTTTGCGGGTGGTGTAATAGTTAACGCCAACGAGATAAACAGGATCACCCGTTTCAAATATCGCCAGTACACATCGTTCAACAAATTCAACATCATCCTCAGTGATCGCAGCGTCAATGGCGACAGTTGCAGGTTTTGGCCACAAAATGGCATGCGCCCTGCTTAGTGCCTGCCGCCCGCGATAGCCTTCACTCCTTGCCTGCTCGATTGCTGCCGTAAAGCGCTCTAGTGCTCTATCTGACCAGTGATCACCCTTCATACCTCGCCAGCATGAATGTCCTGATGGTTTGCGCGGGGCCGCACCTCCTCTCATACCTTCTCCCCATACAGTAAGCAGAGATTTTATCCAGGCGGACTGAATGCCATTAAGGGGAGTGAATCGGCCCAGCCAGCTTTTGCGCGGGGCGGCGGCCACTTTTTCTAATCCTGCACGGTGTAGACGGCGTTGACGTGGTGTCATTCTGTTCTTCTCCTTACTACGCCAGAACGCCGAGCGCGTATGCCCGGTCCAGCAATTTAATAATTAATACCGGCTGGGTGCCGTATTCACGCTCAAAAGCGGCAGGGTCATGGTGCAAAGTGCGGTGGTGCTTGCGGCATAATGGGATCGTAAAAATATCGTGGGCCTTGGTGCCTACGCCGCCCTGCCCCCAGCCAATAAGATGATGTGCATCATCTGCAGGCTGCCCACAGCACATACACGGCTGTTTTTTAACCCATGAGATAAAGTCAGCTGATAACCATCGGCTCCGCTTAGGTCTCGCGAATAGAGTCGCCGGTGCAACAGGATCGACGTTCACTGGAACCAGAGGTTTGCCCGGCGTTGTTTTTGCCGTTGGCCTGATTGCTTTTTCGAGACGGGGAGAAAGAATGCTGGTGGCCGGTACCGACGGAACAATCTCACTCTCCCTGTAAACCGATTTAATCCCATCGTCTTTAATACGCAGGGATCGGCGCGCCATTTCTTCTGTAATTTCATCGCCAATCCCGGCGCCTACCGCCCACCAGCATAACTCTGCCAGTGACAATGAGCGCTGAGCGTCCAGACCAAGCGCGATGCGGGCAGTGTCGATTACCCAGTCAGCGTTATTAACACCTACCAGTTGATCGAGGGTTTGTTCCGTTTGGTTTTTCAGCTCATTATCACAGTGCCAGCATGCGATTATTACACCCGTCGAATGGCGAAACGGGACGAGCTCATGGTGATGGTAATCGGAATGTGTCCACTGACAGTTTTTAACCTGCCTACGCAACCATGACTCGAGGGCACTAACCCCACCAGCTGCAGTGATAACCGCCTTCTTCATGAAAAAAGGTCTGATCCCTATATCATCCCGCAATGGCTGCCGGGCATCAGGAAGACGTCCACTGGGTATCTTTTTCATGCTTGCCGGCGGTATTTCAACAAGAACTCGGCCGGCACCGAATAACGGCATTAATTCACTACCCGGCTTAAGCAGCACAATTCCAAGATGACGTGCAATATCCACGTTAAGCAAAGCTCGCATCAGTCCCTCCACATCTTCTGTATGTAGGTCCTGTCAATCCGTGGCGGCTTCTTCGATTCCGGCAACAACACGCGGATCTCCCACGATGCAAAGTCTCTGGATAAGCTCTTCTCAACCACACAGTTATTTTTACGGTATCGATCCACCAGCTCTGTAGCCTCAGCCTCTGAAAGCTGCTCGTGTAAAAACCAACTTTTCTTCATGGCTGATCACCGAACAGTCGCAAAAACTCAATCGCTCTTTCACGCGCGCCGGGTTCTTCAGCGATCATTTCCTGCAGCAGCTGAACGGCGAGCATAGGCTCCTTTCGCCCGACGATGGAAATTCCTCTGGAGACACGGCGAGAGAGTTTTATGAAATTTTTTCTCTCTAACGCACGCAGATGCAACAGGACAGCATTAGACGAGCTAACGCCGAGCATATCGGCCAGCTCAGATAGCGTAGGTGGGTAGCCATGCTGATTGATGTAGGCCACCAGCAGATCGAAAACTTCCTGCTGTCGAAAAGTGAGTTTCGAAGACGAGAGTAAACCGGCGCTCGTTGAAGGAGCACCAGTCAGAGGGGATTTTGATACTTCGGTTGTTTGCGTCATGGCTTCTCTCCGTGACGCAGCAGGTATAGGTTGTTCAGGCCTATGACGGGATTGTAACAGAACCAGGGGGAACCTGGTAACCAACTCCAGACCTAGCCTTTTCAATCATCTGTGAAAAGAGAGAGAGAGTCCCCACTATCTCATCCGGCTGCAAAGGCATAAACGAAACAGTGTCGCCGCGCCGGTACATCAGAGCGCGCTCACACACAGGAAAGGATGTCAGACGGGCAACGATCACCCCATCGTCGCATCTGATAATTGCATAGCCGGTGTTCGGCATTTTTTGTTTAAGTTCCACAACCCAATCCTCTCAACAAATCCACTAACCTTCTTGCGAAAAACCTGAATCATCTCCCCAGATAAATATCACTCGGTTAGACCCCATTTGCACAAAAGCATGAAAACTTAGTGAGTTTGAATGGCTATAGAGCCGATTCCATTTGTTAAGAGTGAACTGATGTGTCATTTGCATTTTCAGTATCCCTACAAGCCCCGGCAACCTTAGATTTGTAATCATGCAGAATTCGATATCCATAACCAATCAAGGCACTGTATATATAAACAGTATAACGATAGCTATGAATTTTCAAGCCCTTGTAGATATGTTTAATGAAAACAAAGCCATAAGTGGCTGAAAACATGTGCCCATCATGTTGGTGTGTTTTTTTTGTTCAATTGAATTCGCATCTCACCAGATATTCAGTTTTTATATTAAAATACAATCGGTTAAGCGCCAATCTAATCTTGAACATCATCGTTGACATCCCTATCGAAGCGCTTAAAATCAAAAATTTACACGTCGAAACTCCTTCTCCGACGCACATAGCGAGAAAAAAATGACCAAAAAGACAACCCCAACAGCTGACTTCAGCCCAAGCAAAAGATTTTTTGTAAGCATGCTGACTCGAGACATAGACCTAAACGATGCCATACTAGATCTTTTGGACAATTGCGTAGACGGTGCGTTGCGTACTAAAAAAGCTCCATCGGACGCACCTAAACCCTACGAGGGTTTTTACGCAAAACTTACAATAAATAAAGACACATTCATTATTGAAGATAATTGCGGAGGCATTCCAAAAAGTTTCCGTGAATATGCATTTAAAATGGGTCGACCTCATCAAAAAGCAGAAGAAAATGAAGGTACCGTTGGCGTTTATGGTATAGGCATGAAAAGGGCCATATTCAAGATGGGGAGAGATTGTTCAATACAATCTAATAACCCCGATGGTGCATTCACTGTAGCCATAAGCCCTGACTGGATAGATGGTGACGGCTGGACAATACCAATGAAAGAAAGTGCATTCGATGCACATACTCCAACCGGCACAATAATTACAATTAAAAAACTTCATCCTAACGTAGCTCAAAAATTCAATGAAAACACTTACCTCTCCGATCTTTTTTTACAAATAAAACACTCACTTTCATTTATTATCCAAAAAGGATTCCGTATCGAATTAAATGGTGTAGAAGTTCAACACAACCCTATAAACATCATAACTGACAATGCACAAATTGAGCCATATATATATAAAGCAACAATAGATGATGTTGATGTAGATTTAGTTGTAGGCTTCTACAAAAACTTAGAAGATGAAAATGAAGATGCATTTGAAAAAAGAAGTTCTGATGATGCAGGTTGGACCATAATTTGTAATGACCGTGTTGTTTTATATTGTGATAAGACCCATCTGACGGGTTGGGGATTTGCAAATGTACCACGATTTCATACACAATTCATAGCGATATCCGGTGTTGTCCGCTTCACTAGTAAAAATCCAGAGAAATTACCAATAACTACAACGAAACGCGGCGTAGACCTAAGCTCCACATTATACAATGATGTACGAAACAAAATGATTGAAGGAATGATGTATTTCATTCGCTTTACGAATCAATGGAAAGGAGAACACCTTGAAGAAGGCAAAAAACTGCTGCAATCTGCTAAAATTTATGAGGCTCAAACCTTATTTGAAGTAGACCCTAAGAATGCACCAGCGGAAAAGAAAAGCAACTGGTCAAACCCTAACAGAAATAAAGATGAATGGAGATACACTCCTAAACTACCTACGCCAATGAAAAAAAATACGAGCGTGAGAATAGTATTTACGCGAGAAAAAGAAGATGTAAGAATTTTATCTGAATACTTATTTGGACATGATAATGCTAGTCCTTCTGAGGTTGGTATTGGTTGCTTTGATACAATGATTAAAGAGGTGAAGTAATGTCTGGTCAATACATTCCTTATCACTTAAGACATAACAAATCAATTGATAGAGAAGTATTTCTTGAAAGTTTAAATCTTTTATCAAGAAGAGTAAATATCCAAGAATATACTTATATAGGATTTGGCGGACCAATGCTTGAAGATTTTAGGATAATGCATAACCGTGTCGCTTTATCTGACATGATTTCGCTCGAGGAGCAAGCGACCACACATACTCGCCAAAAATACAACTTACCATATAGCTGCATTGATTGTAAGTTAATTTCCGCTCATGACTTTATTATTGATCATAACTTTGAAAAGCCCTCAATAACATGGTTAGACTATGCCTCTCCAAAAAAAATACAACATGATTTGGATGATATACAATTACTTAGTACTAAAGTCAGTTCGTTAGATATTTTGAAGGTTACCTTCCCAATAAATCCTAGCTCATACTATCAACGTCGCATTGGAGAAAGTTTAGAAGAATTTAAAGAATCCTTTCAGCAATCATTAAGAACATTACTAGGAAGAAAATATCTTGATTTTAATCTTGAAATATCAAATGCAGATCTTTCAGACCGTAAAATTAAATCTTTATTGATACGAATAATTACCAATGCTTTTAAATCAGCTGTTGAGCGTGGTCTATCTGGACGTAAAGATAAAATCCAGTATTATCCCTTATCACTAAATCAATACAATGATGGTAGTCATACAATGCTCACAATATCTGGATTTTTCGCGTCGGAAAGCGAATATGCAACATTAGCCGAGGCATGTAATTTCTCTGGCTGGCGATTTTTTTCCTCCAATTGGGAGCACGTTCAAGAAATAGCCATACCGACGCTAACCATCAAAGAAAAGATAAACTTAGATAGCAAACTACCTGATGAAGCAGCATATCAGGCAGCAGCTGAAGAATTTGCTTTGAGTGAAAGCGAACGGAATAACTATTTCAAGTATTATCGATTATACCCTAACTTCCAAAGGATCATGGTATAATAATTCGGGCTGTGCAACATGGTTCTTTAATGTGTTGTACAGCTCCTTTAATATATATTCAGCAACTATTGGTGATACACTATTCCCGATTTGTCTAAAACTGTGCCATTTAGTTCTATGGAACCGGAACCAATCTGGAAAACCTTGTAATCTTGCAGCCTCTCTAGGAGTAATCACTCGAGGATAAAAGGGATGGATAGGTCTTACAGCTTGGAAACTACCCTTATCACTTGCAGTTCCAGCTCTTAAAGTTGGGCAAAATCCATCCGGATCTAAACGAGTTGATCTTGATATTTTGTCTGTCTCTCCAAAAGACAAGGCGGCATAACGTCCTTGAACTTCTGAGCTATGCAAAGTCCCAGTACATCCAGAAATAATATTATTCTGTAACTTAGAGATTGATTCCTTATCACCAACATTTGATGGAACCTCGCCCCATAGCTTATTGTAAAAAACACCATCTTTATCTTTTGTAATTGGTCTCCAACTTTCAGACTCCGATTGCCAGTTAGCGTCGATGACTTTAGGAAGTCCATATAATGCATCTTTTACATTAACCTGAGTAATTCCTCTAGGCATGAAAATGTCTAGAGGCAAATCCAGCTTTAACGCTTTTTTCACCCCGATAAAGAAATACCTTGTCCGTACAGTAGGAGCACCATAATCAGATGCTTTTACTTTAATGGGTTGAAGAATATTATAATCACCACTTACAAGCCCAAAAGCTTGACTTCTAATACTTTCATACTTTTCTTGCATTATTCCAGGGACATTTTCTGCCAAAAAAAATAATGGCTGAAGTTCCGAAACCAGGCGATAGAAATGCATATATAGTTGATTTCTACTATCATCTGGATTCCCTTTACCTATAGAGCTGAAACCCTGACAAGGGGGTCCACCGATAATCCCGTCAATAGAAATATCGTCTTGTAGAAGCATTTTAATTCTATCTGCATTTAACAAGGCAACATCTTCCTGTACATGCAAACTTGTCGGGAAATTAATTGCATGTGTTTCTATTGCATGCTTGTCAATTTCAACAGCCATTTTAACATCAAATCCAGCACGAGCTGCGCCTAGGCTGAGCCCTCCTACGCCAGAAAACAAGTCTATTACATTCATACAGTTACAAATTCTCTAAGCAGTTTTTCAGTATTCTATCACAACTATTCTTTTTGTTTGAATCATATGAAATCATTTGATGGAGGTTTGTCCATACTCAATAGTACCTCTCATAATCGTCTAACTTTCCGAAGGCATTTTGTTCTTTTTTGAGCAATTTGGTATAACTCGTTTGCCGTTTTACTCATTCCAAGCAACGATGTGTAAACAGTCGCAGCCCGGCGCCACAGCTTTTTGTCTTCCAGTGTCTTCGCCAGGGACAGTGCGTCTTGGATTTTTTTCACATCCTCTTCAGATAATTGTATTGCAGCCTGCGGCAGGGCAACATTGGGAACCTCAACGCCTGCAACCACTCGATAGACATACTGGCAGCCGTTATGGGTACGATGGAGTTTTCCCGCGGCATGGAGCTGCCGCAGCAAGTTACCTGCTGTACTGGCTTGCAAGTCCAGCGCATCGCAGACATCCTGCAAGACGCATACTGGCGTCCGGCTAACGATGGCAAGCACCATCTGTGCTTTGGTTACTTTGGTTTTTGATTGTTTGGTCATGGTCAAAACTCGTTTACTTGGTTAAACCTGCCGCCTTTCGGCGTCTGTACTCTTCCATCAGAATCTGCGCTGGCGTCGGTCCTGCTGGATGTCTCGGTGCTGCCAACTGCTGACGAATTGGCGGAATCGAAAACCCGTTAGCCAGGTGTTTGGTCCATTTCGTGAGTAAGTTTTCTGCCAGTTTTTTCAGCTCTCCCTCCGTCAGGTTCCTCTCAACTCCGGTTCTGCGCATCTCAATGCAAATGTGATACAGAACATCCTGTTTCCATGGGTATTTGTCGCTTCCCGAATATCGGTAAGACTCGTTTCTCCAGCGTTTGTACTCCGCCATCACTGCATCGGATGTCAGATTGAATGGGTTAGCACCGCTGGAAGACACCAGCGCAACGAACTCAGCAAGATCCGGCGGCCATGTGCTGCCTGCGGCGCAACGCTCCATGCACTGCCGGCAAACCAGCGTAATCTGGGCTTCACTCATCGACCCAATCTGAGCGATCCAGAGTTCTGATGGTTCCTCTCCGTTCTTCAGGATCCATCGGTTCGAAAAGATTTCGCCCATCACTTCCCATAGGCGCCACGCCGTTTCTACGGCCGTCTGTTCCAGCAACTCGCAACCGTTGCTCACGGGCGGCTCGAATCTGTTGAACAGCTCTGGATGCTGCTGGCTCTGCTCGTACTCCCACATGATCGTTACTCCCGTTCGCTGGTTTTTTCTGGCGGACTTCCGCACGGTTAAGATGTCTTGCTAGTTTTTGCTCCCACTGGACCTGGTGAAACACCCTGCCTTCAGCCTGCCAGTACGCGATGAAACTGCTCAACTCGGCAGCAAGATTTAACCCCGGTCTTAATGGCATTCCCCAAATCGTTGCCAGTCGGGGAAAATCCTCGGAAGGTTTCCACCCGAAATACATCGCAAATTTTCCGAATGCTTGTGTTTCACCAGGAACTATTCCCGGTTGATTCGGATAGTCAGGCACAACTGGTTCGACCAGAACCCTATGTGTGGGGGTTATATCTTTTGGTTCCTCTGGTAGATTCCGGATCCCGTTTTTGGGATCGTTTGACGGAAAAAACGGGATCGTTTGGTTGTTTTGCGTACAGGAAACAGTCCCGTTTTCGGGTGCCTTTTCAGCTGTAACAACCCCGTTTTCGGGAATGTTTAAACGATCCCGTTTTTGGTAATGTTCCCGTTTTTGGGTGTGTTCAATTTCAGCAACGCTTTCTTCCACACCAAGAAGTCGGTAAACCGGGATTTGTTTAGTCTTTCCACGCCGTTCACCTGTATCTTCAATAAGCCCGATCGAAACCAAATACTGCAGGCTCGACTGGACCGTTTTCTTATCCAGCTCAGTTGCTTCAGCCAGCGCAGGAATGGATGGAAAAGCACAGAGATCAGCTCCGCACATGTCAGCCATCCAGGTCAGAACAGCTTTTGCAGAGGACTTCCCTGTCTTGACTTTTTTGGCCCATCGCATTGCGTCAATGCTCATGAAGCCCCCCTATTTTCTGTACGGTACTCATTGTCAAAACTCGATTAAAAAAACTGTGGCGCTACGGCGCTTATGCTCGCCAGTAGTGGTCCCGCCGCATCTGCAGGAAGCATGTTAAAAAGTGCAATTGCTGCCTCCCGAATTTCACGCTCTAACTTTTGTAACGGAGCGCCAAGCAATTTTGCCTGGTGCGCTTCGCTACACTCTTTGATTGCATGAGCCACCAGCTCGCTTTCAGTCAATCCACGTTTCAATTTGTGTTTGCGCGCAATCTCAATAGGCATCGCATCAGCGATCGCTCCTGAAAGCTGCATGACGTAACTGGTGTACTTCTCTGAACCGCCCTCGTTTTTCAGGTAGCGATACAGATTTTGTTTATTGACGCTGATACCGCGCCCGTTTTGTTTCTCCCACTGTTCGGCCACCAGCTGCGCGACGTGGTCTTGCGCACGCCCAGGTAATGAGGACTCCCATTCCTGAACGGCGGCCAAAATGGCTCGGCATTTCTTGCCGTCACGCCGACGGGGCAAATACTGATTTTCCGTTTTCAGTTGCATACTCATCACCGGAGTATGATTTTCAAAAGAGGTGGTTTGCATGGTCACTCCTTAGGTATTCCATCCGTTGGATTCGGATATAGATCAGGACGTAATTCATGAGGCGTAACGCCCGTTGCATTAAAAACCTGTAAAACTCGCGATGAAGGCACAATACCTTTTGTTTTCCACTGACTTACTGCCATGCCGCTTACTCCAAGCGTTGATGCTAATTTATTGGCTGAGCCAGCTACTCGAATTGCGTTATCAAGGGCTGTCATATCTATCTCCTCGTTAAGTTAGGCATAATAAAGCATAGGTTTATATTCAATGCAAATTTTTAATTTATTGTGGCTATAAACTAAACCTTTACAATGGGCTTATGAAAAACACTGAAGAACTCAACAACCAACTGATTGCTCGTTTGGAAGAAATTACTCAAAGAGGGATCAGCAAGGCGGATATGGCTCGCATTGCTGGAGTTACACCTCAAGCGGTGAATGGGTGGTTTAAGAAAGGAGTAATCAGTAAAAAGTCCGCAATTGCCCTCGCGGAAGCTGCCAATGTGTCTGTAACTTGGTTGCTTGGAGAGAAAGTATCTGAAGATTCAGGCCTCAAGCCAAATGAGAGCAAAATGTTACGTCTGTTTAGGCAGTTACCTGAGGCTGAACAAGAGAGAATGATCGATACGTTTGAAGTCCGCCTAAAAGAAATCGATGATTATGTTGAGAAATATCTCCGTGGTCGATTTAAGGCTAGCGACACTAACTAACATCTCTGATCTCACCCCATGAAACCGGCAAATGCCGGTTTTTTTTTGCCTGCCGCGCAGCCTCAATCACTCCAACAGCTCCCCTGTCTCGATTAAAGCAAAAGTTTGCATCTGTATAAATCCAATGTTGACATCAAACATAAACCAATGCTTTAATCATTCCATCGCAGCAAGTCATCGAGGCAGGAAGCCCACGTAGTAGCTGCCGGCGGCATACGAAACACCGGATGAGATGACAGCAATATCAATCGCAGCAGGTTCAACGTTCGGCTGCCCGGCCTTAAGGGAAGGAAATAAGTATGGGTAAAGCATACGAAGACTATTTTGAAAACCTCTCTGAAGGTGAAGAGGCACTGAGTTTCAGCGAGTTTACCGCGGCACTTTCAGGTAAGCCGGCAGACTGCGCCTCTTCTGAAATGTAATGGAAAAACTGCGCGCTTCGTGGTGGTGAATTACAGGGTGAAAAAGCTCAATCGTGAAGATCAGCGTCACGACACCACCGACGAAGCGCGTCGAAGTAATGAAAATAAAAAATCAGGGTTTGCAATGCGGTGAATGCGGCTATGCGCACGCGACACAGTTAAAAAAGTAAACATGGCGGTTATTCACACGTTGTGGGGAAAAAGTTGTCGGCGGTAGTTGTTAACTGGCTGCCGTCACCGGGAGGCACCCGGCGCCGCATTGCAAAACCACATCCTAATACTGAGTTAACTGGAGATAACTATGAAGGATTTTGCCCGAGTACCTACCGGGAACCAGGCGACCCGCCTGAACTGGTTCGAGGTGAGACTACGCCAGCTGTGTTACTTACTTGCGCAGAAAGGAAACCCTGAGGCTGAGGCATGAATACCCTGTTTGCCCTTGTCATCAGCGTATGTGCTCTCACTGGTGAATGCTCTGATGTTCTGATCGGTGTTTATCCATCAGAGGCCAGTTGCAACAGCAACGCCGATGAACAAAAAGTACAGGGCCAGTGCCTCCCCTACCGAAATGCACAAAAAATGGCCGACGACCAACAGCCTGCAGTGAGTTTTTGAATCGAGTTTTGACCAATGGCCGTTACGGCCGGAGAAGTGATTATGGAATTTGGAATGAAACGCGTTCTGGCATCTGTCCAGGCCGCCGCCACTTTGAATAAGCTCTATGACGGCTCGCCCGTTTCACTGACGGCCATCAGTAAAGAGTCAAAGCTGTCTACTTCATACCTTGAGCAGATCTTCAAAAAGCTGCGGGCGGGTAACCTGGTTATTTCACAGCGTGGCCCAGGTGGTGGTTATAGCCCCCGCGGCGATGACATCACCGTTACAGAAGTGATCACTGCGGTATCTAAACTGCCAGCCCATAAAACTTTTGAGCCTATCCTGCGAGCGCTTGACGACGTTCGCGTATCACAGCTGCTGCGGGGCGATTCGCCAGCCCCATAAAGCACAAAACCCGCGCAAGGCGGGTTAAGTACCCGGTCAGCCGACCAAAGCTTTCCGGAATCGAGTTTTGACCAATGACCACCACCAGGGCGGCTGCCATCAGCTGCCGGGTATCTTACAATCCAAAGGAGCCCAAAAGCAATGAACAACTACCCGTATCTCATTAAAGCTAAGGCAAAAGCAAACGAAGCGAAAAGTCTCTTCTGCTGGTTCTCTGCTAAATCCGATTCTCGCGCCGAGCGCAAAATTCGATAACTCTATTCTGCGTTCTTCTTACGATTGCATTGCTGAAGATTATCCGTGGGAATACTGGAACGATCGGGACGTACGAACAATGGTAGAGCTCGGCCAGGCCATTAGCTTCGCCCCCAAAACAACGATCCCGTTTGAAGGGTCTCGTCACAATACCCTCGCTGATGCTATTCATCAGGCACGCTATGTATCAGCGATCTGGCAGCGAATAATTGCCGGCAATCAGGTGCTGCAAAAATTGATGCAAAACTGATTTTTTATTTTCAGATACTGGCCCAGCAATGGGCCATAATGAGGTAAAACATATGCTCCAGATGTTAACCCTTGAAGAGTGGGCAAACGAGAAATACAGAAGCAATCCTCCAAGTGTTTCCACTCTCAGGAATTATGCTAAACAGAATATGTTTTCTCCCCCAGCCAAAAAAGAAGGTCGATTCTGGCGCGTCAGGGAGGATGCTGAGTTGGTCGGTACATTGACCACTCCTGTAGTAAAGAAAAGCGACCCTGTTCTTTTGCAGAGGATTTTGAACGATGGCTGCCAGACCACGTAAAAATAATATATCTATTCCAAATTTATACCCGCTCTTCAGTAGAAAGGTTAATAAAGTATACTGGCGTTATAAGCACCCGATAACTGGTAAGTTTCATAGTCTAGGAACAGATGAAGCAGAGGCCACGGCAATAGCTATTGAAGCAAATAAAAGACTGGCGGAACAACAAACCCGCCAGATAATGGCAATCACTGACAGAATTTCCACCAGCTCAGGAAAATCAATATCAACTAACACTTGGCTTGAACGTTACTGGAAGATTCAGCAGGAAAGATTAAAGTCCGGAGATATTAAAGAAAATACTATCAAACAAAAAGCAAAACCAGTATCTCTGCTTAAGGAGCGGGTAGGAATGAAATTAATATCCGATGTCAATGTTCGAGATGTTGCGCAAATTCTTGATGAATATTTAGCGGAGGGACAACCCAGAATGGCTCAGGTCATTCGCTCTGTCCTAATAGATGTTTTTAAAGAAGCTCAGCATGCGGGAGAAGTACCTCCTGGTTATAACCCTGCACTAGCAACTAAACAACCTCGTAGAAAGATCACTCGTCAGCGCCTCACTCTTGAGGAATGGCAAAAGATTTTTGATATAGCCGATGAAAATCACAAATACATGGGGAACGCCATGCTTTTAGCCATAGTAACAGGACAGCGACTAGGTGATATATCCCGTATGAAATTCTCGGACATCTGGGACGATCATCTACACGTTGAGCAAGAGAAAACCGGAAGCAAAATCGCTATACCATTAGCTCTGCGTTGCAACGCAATCAACTGGAGCCTCCGAGATGTAATCAGTCGTTGCCGGGATTATGCAGTAAGCCCTTATTTGGTTCATTTCTTTAGAACCACCTCACAGGCTGAGCGAGGAGCACAGGTGAAACCCAGAACACTGACCATGAATTTCAGCAAGGCAAGAGACAGTGCAGATATTGACTGGGGACAAGGTACACCGGCAACTTTCCATGAACAAAGATCGCTTTCCGAGCGGTTATATAAAGCCCAGGGTATAAACACGAAAGATTTACTTGGACATAAAACTCAACAACAAACGGATAGGTACCATGATGATCGAGGGAAGGGGTGGACAACTGTGGCCTTATGA